TCTTCTTTTATTAGTTGTGTATAGTCTTCTGTATCTTTTGCATTCTTGTACCATTCTGGATGCGCATTCTCCCATTGTTGTTTCAATACATAATTGGTTTGATCCATCGTCGCGTTTATTTTCATGTGATCATGTTCCCATACGTTTTCATGTTTAATACAAACTTGTTTTTTATCAAAACAATGAATTGGTCTTTTGTGTATACCCAGCTCTTCAATGCCATCTGATATTGTTTTCATAATATTACTAGATTGTGGTAATGACTTTATGAAATCATCCCAATTTAATGCATCCTTACATGTTTCATTTAAAAAAAGGTTAATATTAATAACATTGCCAATTCTTGGAATCAATTCTTGTATCTGTTTTTGTTGTTCTCTGATTTGATCGATTAATTTTTCTTGTTGTTTTTGGTGTTCTTCCTTTTCTTTTTGATGATCTTCTTGTTGTTTTACAACAATATCTGACAATGTTTTGGCTACTGTTAATACTTTTTGCATAGTAGCTGGTGTTGCTACTTTACATACCTTATGGTGCTTCCAAATTCCAGATAATGTTTTATATTCCTTACCACAAATAGTGCAAGTAAGTTTATCGCTTTCATTTATTTCCATTTGGAAATTTTTATGTTTACGTGACAATATATGTTTATCATAATTACATTTTCTGCCGGTTACATATGTACAAGTTTTACACTCAAAACGCACGCTTCCTTTTATTTCCATCATGGAAATAAAATAGAAGCGTTTAAATACTTTCTATTTTTGGGTACTTTTGTAAAAAAAAATTTTTTTTAATGTTTCACTTTTTTTCATGAAAAAAACACGATTTTAACAAAATTATAAAATGTAGTAGTATGAAGACTAGAAAGAACCGTAAACAAAAGCGTAAATCAAGGGGTGGTCTTTTGGGTGTAAAAAGCTGGAAAACATCTGGACGTCCAAGATGGCAACAAATGCTAGGGTTAGATAATAATTATTCTAATTGTATACATAATTATGACGAAGAGGCATGTAGTAAAAAAAATTTAGCTTTATACAATTATCATTGGGATGGTACACATGAAAACAAACCACAACCCGTAACCAATATATTAAAATTGGATACTTCCAAGATATAATAGTTTGTGTTTTTTTCGAATACAGATAAATACGGTACTTTTATAATTAATTGGTAACGGAACTAATTCTTTGAGTAACTCTGCGACAGTGACGATCCATTCATGTATTTCATTGAGTGGATCAAATGCATTGATATGAATACGTACGTCGTGTAATTGATCTACACCACGTAATATTTTTTTAATTGCTCGTATGAATCGATGTAAATATTCTGTATCCGTGACTCTTACTTTTTTAATGACGACATTTTTTACTTCCACAATGCCCATAATACGTCGGGTTTGACAAAATGCTTCCGTTGAAGTAAATTTTTGGAGATAAGGTCCACTATCGGCTTCCACTAGTTTCATGTTTTAAAATAAATAAATAAAATTTGTATTCAATTTTTAGTAATCAAATTATAACATCCTTTTACGTAAAATTGAAATTATTTATCATCATTCATTATAAAATGGATAAAAAGGATTCTTTGGATAGGATGTACGGGAAAATGACAATCGATAACGCCAACGTGTCAAACATGTATTGGTACACGCGGTGCAAAACACCTTGGCAACAAGCTAGAGAGGAACAAATAAAGTCAGTGTCAGCTTATTTAGATACACACCAAGAAAAACAACCCATTGGTGAATTCAAAGATGTACGATTCAAACAAGGAACTATTTATACAGTTTATTGTTCTGGAGACACATTGGTAGAATTATTATACGATGATCCGAATCACGTGGCTTACATCAACCGTCTTACAACTTAGATAAAGAACGTATTTTAGTCATAATATAGGCACGATCTTCTTCATTTTTTTTTGCTTTTTGTTGAGGTGTCATTTTTTCTTTTTTTTTCATGTAAAGAACACACGCTAAAATACATACAAAAAGTATAAATAAACCAATATTTACAAGTTTGGTATAATAATTCATTTTGTATTCTTTACATTTTTCAAAAGATTCCAAAAAATAGGCTTTAATACCTGGTTCTGTTAGATGCTCCATGGTTTATTCTTCCTAAAAAATATATAGGGATTAAACTATGATAGGTTCTTCGATGGGGACTTTTTTCTGGTTATCTGCCATTTACTTTTATTTGAAATATACGATGAAATTTTCTAATTATGGTAATATTCTTTTTTTTGCCATCATTGTTGTATTTATGTATTTTATCAATATAGCTATTGTTCAATCCAAATGTAATTCACCCATGCCCGTGTTTAGAGCAACCTTTTTACCATGGACGTTCATGTTTGGAAGCACTTTACTTGCCATATCTTTTTTTCCAGATTGGAAAACACCATTTTCGAATACATTTGGATATATTGTAGCAAGAATTGCTGGTGGCACTAAAGCACTGCTTGATTTACTTGTTCCCAATCAACCTCTTCAATATGTATATGAGGATCCTTCTTTGTTGTTGAATCAGTTTACTAGTACGAATTTTGAAACCATGTTTGATTCTATGAAGGAAGTGTTTGTGCAAGATGATGAAAAAAAACAAGCATTGTTTCAAGTGATACGATTAAAAGAAATCATATCCGAATGGATATGGTTTTTATTAGCAGGTAGTGTTGCCATTAGTAGTTCCTATACTATTTTAATGAATACGGAATGTACCAAATCAGCAGAAGATTATGTATTACAACATAATGTTGCCATGGCAGAAACAGAAGATATTCCTCAGCAAAAGCTTTACACGGTTACAGATTAATATAAATGGAGGCGGTGTAAGAAAAAATGGCTAATAAAAAGACTACTAACCATAAAGGGGTAACCGATTTTTTACGGTACCCTATTCCAAAGGGTCGTAAAGAACCGTCGGGTTGATAAATTAAAATGGGTTTCATCCAATGAATAAATCCAAAAGATGCTAAAAATAATAAAATGGCAATCGTTAATCGATTCATACTACAAGGATTGATTTTATTTTCAATCTTCTTCATCATTATCGCCATTTCCATCTGTACCAAAATCAAGATCGCGTCCCATTTGTGTCAATGATAAATCCAAAGGATCAACCTCAGTAAGATTGAATGGTTCACCATCTGGTAAATCAATTGCTTCTGTAACAACAAATTCATTTGCTTCATAACGATCTGCAATATAATCACGACTTCTTCCAAGTTGTGCTTTTTTTGTTAAATTGGTTTCTTCTAAAAATAAACTGGTATATTTCTTTTCAGGATCCATTGCATTAAATAAGACACGACGTTGATTTGCTTCCGTTGCTTTATCTTTCAATGTTTTGCGTTGAATTTCTTCATACGTTAAATAAATACCCTTGTGTTCTTTGATAAAAGTTTCGATGAATAGATTCAACAACGTTAACGTACGTTTACGATCACCATAAGATACATATTTTTGAAATATAAAAAGAATGTAATATTCATATTCTACACGATTGCATGGTCGATGTAATGCATCCATAATGTCTGTTATCTCTGGATCTTGTAACAACGTATCTAGTCCAAGACCGATTGGGTCAAAGGTACGTAAATCAGTAAAAATTTGTTTTTTGATTAAATCATTTAATTTTTGTCGATGTTGTAAAGAAAGAAATAAAAGAGATAATGGTATTTCTTGATAATGAATCGTATGTAGGAGAAACGATGGATAAGACCGACCAATATTTTGTATAAAGGTTCGAAGATAAAGAAGTGGAATAGTAGGTGGTATAAAATCAACTTGAATTAGTTTCGCAAGTTCGCGTTTTAATGGTGGTATCAATAATTCAAATGCTTTTTCGATTTGTTTTTTTTCTTCTTTTACTTGTATTTTATCTAACAATACGGGGATAGATGGTAGTATAATAGGTGGAACTGCATCAAATGAAAAAGGTATGGATTTCATTGGTCGATACGATGATGGTGTTTCCTCTGTTTTTTTGGGCAATTCACCTATCCAACTACTTATTTTTGTTGCTTCCATGGGTTGTTCTTTTTTAACGTGTTCTTGCAAGGCATACATCATTTGAAAGGGAGGTTGATTTTTTACATGAAAGGGTGGTAAAAAAGTAGTCCAGGTAGACGATTTGTTCACTTTGATTGTTTTGGTTTGAATCATTTGAACACCGTATTTGGTAGAAATACTTTTCATTTCATCGAGTATATCTTTTCGTGTTAATGGTTCTTCTTCCATATGAAAACGTGAAAGAATGATATTGAAACGAGGATGACGCTTTAACAAAGAAGGAATAACGTCTTCACTATTTGTTTGATATAATATCTCTGCTATTTTTAATACAAAAGCAATACTTTTTACAAGAACAGTGGGTTCTGTTACAAGTTCATGAATCATATAATTGTAATATTTGGTAACATTGACTTTGGCTAACGTTGATGTTTCATTCAATATTTCTACAATCAAAGGTGTGTTGGGATGCATGTCTCGTGGTAATTCTAAAAAGAAGTCTTCCACTACGGTACTTCTCACCATATCATCAAACGATGATGAACTATCTAATGGTGCTACAAAAATGCCACCTACTGTAGTGACAATGATATCTTCTTGAACTTGTAAATGACCCTGTTTTTTTAATTCTTCCAATTGAAACGCATAGGTATCTGTTTCATAAGCTTCAATTAATCGTTCAAATACAAGAGGCAATAATTTAGTGTCTGTTTCTTCACAATAATACCATTGTGGATCTTCACCTTTCAATGCTATGCGTGTAAATTGTTGAATGAATTGTTTTAATTCACGATACCGTTCTTGGTAAGGCTTTTGAAGAATAAATTGTAACATGTTTATATAAGGGGATTGGGTTAAATGACTAACCGCCGTTTTTACAAACCGATCCGTGTACATGTTTTTTTGTCTATCTTTCAATATTTGCATTCGTTCTGATTCTCGTGTAAAAAAATCTTTCTTTCCTTGTAAATAAGCAGTTCTTTCTAATGATGTTTTATAATACTCTATTTTTACTTCTTGTACCATCATGTTCAACGTATTTTGTTTTAGCTTGAACATAAAATCATCACAAGGTGGTTCACAATCTGGTTCTGCCGTACAAGGATAAGGTCCTGAACACGTTTCGTCTAATTTCCAATTATCTTGAACACGTTTATAATATTGATCTCCTACTTTGGCATATTCTCCATTGACAACGCGTTTTTGTTGATTCAAAAAATGAGGAGCATAAAGCGATGCAGAAGATGGTAACATTCGTTTGACTTGAATTAAAAATCGCATCATTTCTTCTATTGTGGTGTACGCTTCCATTTCTCCATAATCGGTGCGATCCAATTCTTTATCATAAAAAAGAATACCTTTGTCACCTTTGAGATCTTTTACTGTAGCATATTGTTTTACAATAGGTGGAGATACGGGTTTACTGGCATCTACTTTATCTACAAATTTACGTTCATCTAATTGAAATGCCATGGCTTCCGTGGTTGCATGCAATGACACTTGTTCCATGGTAAGTGCATCTAAAGGTGAACTAGAATGATAAGAAGGATAATTAGGTTTACGAAAATTTTGAACCGATCTTTGTAATGGATAAAACCCCAATTCATTTATATCTTCATGAAGATCATTTTTTCGAATATCATAGGGACCCAGATACTGTAAATAATGATGTATAGAAAATAAATCAAACGTAGGTACACGTGACGCCAAATTTGGCAACACAACGGTATCACGTTTTACACCATCCGTATGAGTAAGATGCGGAACAATGGAAAGATATGGTAACCGTTGTAATAAAGGTAGCTGAGAAGACTGATACTGATAATGATCTGGTGAAAACGTTAAATACCCAGATGTTTGAATCACTTCCGCAGGTGTATGTAATAACGAATAAGGAATTGTTACGACTTGAGGTATCAAAGATGCATTTTTAATTTTGTATTCTTCTTTTGTAATGATTTTACATATTTTTCCAGTATCAATAAAAGTAAGTGTAGTTTCTTTCACTTCTTCACCTTTTTCATTAAAAAATGGTTGAAAATCTTGAACAATTTGTTTATATATAGCAAGATAAGATTCAGATTTTTCTTGTAGTCCTTGAATGCGTTGTACCCATTGTTCTGTATCTGTATCCAACGGGTAAAGTTTACGTTTTACAGATACTATGGGGAAAACCCAAGGATATTTTTTTGTACGTTTCCATTTTGGTTCTAACGTAGGTGTAGAAAAGGTATAACGAAGATCTTTGAACCTCTGTACAATTCGATTCACATCTTGAATATGTCTTGTAGTTTGTTTTGTTAATAACCGATCCATTAAATCACTTACTTGACGATCCAAGGTAAATCTGGATTGACTTTCTGAAACAAAAATGTCCATTTCTTCATATTCTACTTCTAAACCAGTATCAAGTACAATGGAAAGAATAGATGGTGGTGGTCCTTTGTATTCAAAATCAATATAAATAGTGACACCATCTGATAATAAAATTTCCAATTGATCTTTTTCTAAAGTTTGAATGATTCCATAAAGAGGATCTGTTTGAAAATCAACTTCAATTCGAACTTTTTTTTCTGGTAAAAATCCTCTTGTTTCTGCAAACCCTGGAATAATGGCAGAATGAACTAAAACTATTTCTATGTTGTCTACAATCCCATCTTGAATGGGTATGATATGTTCTTCTGTTGAATTACGTAGTTTCATGAATGTTGGTGTTATCTCTACAATTAAAAAAAATCCGTTGTATTCATTAGACGTAAGATGGAGAATATCTTGAGGTTTTAACTCCATTGTATTACCTTTAGAAAAAGTATCTAAAGCGATTCAGTGAAACTATAGAAATGATTCATTCTATTGTTGGTCCTTATACATTAATGAAATATCCACCTGAAAAGAAATACGATCCGTTGTATCGTAATCTACGTTCTACCATTTACAAGGGGGATAGGATGGTTTGTATGTCGCCTGGTAAATCAGTTCCATTGGATGAAACCATTCCTATTCAAGAGTATGTCGTAGAAGACTTTGTAGAAGGAATCATGATCAATGTCTTTTACGATGAGGAATGGAAAATAGCGACTAAATCAAACATAGGTGCCAATTGCAAGTTTGATTCCCCTCGTACTTTTGCAGAATTATTTGAAGACTGTAAACAGGCAGTCGGGCTAGACTATGATATACTGAATAAAAATCTTTCTTATAGTTTTGTCATGCAACATCCAGATCATCGTATTGTAACGCCAGTTACCAAACCATCTTTAGTATGTGTAGCCCAGTTTCATGGGGAAGAAGAGTTTTTGGCGGACCTTTTTCCGCCTCCTCGGCCATGGTTTTTTTCATGGGAAGAGGCAAAAAATTATGCTCAACAAGGTCTTTGTAAAGGTCTTGTATTTAAACGGAATGGGTTACGATCGAAAATTAGGAATAAGTTGCATCACTCGATTGAACAATTGAAACAAAATGTACCTTTTCCTCAACGATATGTCTTGTTAAGAAATAAACCAACGTTGAAAGAATATTTGTTTTATTTTCCAGAAGAAAAAGAAAAAGCAGACCTATTAGAAACAAAGATTCAAAACATAACAACTGTTTTGTTTAATACGTATCGTAATTGTTTCATGTTGAAAAAAGAAAAGGCAAAGGATCAGCCTATGAAATCTGTCTTATATGATTTACATACCATTTATCTACAAGAATTATATCCACGATCTTTATCTAAAAAAAGAGTGGAAGAGTATGTTTGTAAACATTTATTTCTTTTGAAAGACTATGAAAACACGAAAAGTATCCAAACGTGTACGTGAGATGTGGAAAGATCCAAATACAGTATGGGGTAAAAATCTTCCTCTTGAAAAATGGTGGTCACAATTAGCACAAGGGAAGGCCGTTCTTATTTATAAAAACGGTCACAAAATGGTAACTGTCAAAAAAAATCAATGGGATGATTTTGATGCAGATGATTCTATAGTAGATGTATTGACTAGTTCACGATCTCAAGATGCTTATGAAGTGTATTTATATCCAAACGCAAAAAATAAAACGGTAAAAGAAGTTATTGCTAATTATAAACGTTACTTTAAACCGATTGGACCTGCTCCCAAAGGTCTTCCTGCTTTAAAAAAGGTACGCATTCCTTTATAGAATAAAAACGTTTTCGTTGAATGATTTCTTTATATAGACATATGTGTGATGGTGATGGTTTGAATCCTTTGTCATAAGGAAAAGAAGTGTAGAATACATGATTGTATAAATAATGATAACTGTTCTTTTCGTAAGGAAAAAAAGAGTTGATTTCATGCAGAAGTGTTTGTATCGTTTCTATTTCTTGGTTGTTCATTGTAGTAAAGAAGAGAATTCTTTACATTTTTTTATACATTCTTCGGATGCCGATTCAACCATGGTACGTATGCTTTCAGGCGTTGCGCCTTTCGAAGCTACACGTAATATTCCTACCGTATCATGTGGATGTTTTTTGTAAAAAGCAACATAAGTAATTTCTTTTGCTAAAAATCGTTGATACAATTCATATTCGAGTAATTTTCCAATCGTATAATCACCCTGCATTGGAATGGTAATGGTTCCAATCGTATAATCACCCGTAATGGATACATCAAAACAATCTTCTATGGTAGTAAGAGACGGTGTAATAGTAATGGATTTGGCACATTGTTCCAATTGCAATATTAAAATGGTAGCAGATAATGTTAATAGTTGATGATTGGTAAATACGCCGATTGTTTCCAAAATAAAATCAAATGAATTTGGAATAATGAACCGTTTTCCATCTAAGAAATCCCAGTCTTCTTTCGTAATGAGACGTTCTTTAGATCCCCAAGCACGTTCTGATGCTTCTTTATCGTTTGTGCATCCATAAGAGCAAGTGGCTACTGAATTATAAGCTCCACATTGATTGGCTGTACCAATACTTGTTTTACAAGTAAATGAAATTTCTTCATCTGCACGAAGACGTATCCAATCAATGTATCGATGTTCTGTTTTACCTAGTCCATTTATAGCAGTTGGTGGAAACAAATCCGACTTAAATTCTTCTGTTGTTACATAAATTAAATGAGACGTTTCATTCTTTTTGCTACATTCAATAGTAAGTTGTTTGTTGATGTTTGTTTCGTGAATGGGGATACAAGAAAGACGAAGCTTAATCATTTCATTGGTAAAGCGTGATGTATTAGTATGAATTACACAATCTTCAGGATTCATGACTTGAATCGGAATGTTACCTAACAACGTACGCCGAACAGCATTAGCAAAACTTTTATCTACCCCAGATAATTGAAAATGAAGAATGCCGTTTTTTTCTTTGCCTGAATATTTCATGTTATTAGTAGGTTAGACTATTTTATATCAATTTTTTTGTAGTGGAAATGCATATTAAGGAATAATTTAAATAATAATTCGTTCTATTGTTATATGTCAATTGTGTATTATAGTAATTTTTGCGACCCTTCTAAAAAATTACTTCAAAAAATATCCAAAACAAAGTTAAGCCAAGAAATTCATTTTATTTGTATCGATCGAAGACAACGTGATTCTAAAGGAAACACGATTCTTATGTTGGAAAATGAACATGTAATGCTTCCTTCTCAAGTAACTAAAGTGCCGGCTCTTTATAAAATGGAAACGAAACAAGTGTTGTTTGGCGATGATATTTATTCTCATTTATTACCCAAAGAAGTAGCCATTAATCATCAAGCAACGAATGGAAACGGAGAACCAGAATGTTACTCTATCTTTGGTATGAATAAAATGTCAGATTCTTATAGTTTTTGGGATCAGTCACCAGATGATTTAAGTGCAAAAGGTCAGGGTGGTACTAGACAAATGCATAAGTTTGCACCAATTGATGATCAGTACGCGATTCATACCCCTCCGGAAGATCACGTTCCAGATAAAGTAGGCAGTAATGATTTTGAAAAATATAAGGCAGAAAGAGATGCTCTTGTGAAACCTATTACACGCATCTAGACAACGATTGAAATTATTCAGCTCTTTTATTGAAGAGTGTCTTGCTTTTCAAAGTTGTTTCCAGAGTTTCCACATAAGTCTTCATGTTGTCTTGCAGTAGAACAATACCAATAATCTTCTTTATAAGTAATTTTTCCAGTCACCAAATGATTCGTATCTATATAGGTTCTTTTTGGTAAAGCACTACATTTACCAAATTCAAGACCAACTTCCCGATTGGATACAAAATATTTGCAACGGATACATAACTTGTCTGTAAGTGCATGAGTTAATGCAAAAAAAGTGACAAGTAGCCACTTCATTATCTACCTTTCTAATTTATCTTTATATCGCGTTAATCATTTTCCTTTTGAAAGTATTTACCATTATTTCCACACAATGATTCATAACGTCTTGCTGTCGAACAATAACTATAGTCTTTTTTTACTTCATTTTTTCCGGTTACAAAATAATGATCTCCAATATCATTTCTTGGAAAAATACGACATTTACCAAATTCAGGATTAGTTACACTTGTCATAAAATGTTTACAGTGAATACACAACTTTGGTGTAAGTGCATTCGCAAATACGCACAACAATAACCATCTCATAGTCTATAAACTATTTTGGGTTTAATATAGTATGGATGCATTTATAAAAGAAATAAAAACAAACGAAAACAAGATAGTTCTATTTAATGGTCCAGAACTATACCGTATTGAAATCGTTCATCATAATGGTAATGTCTACCTTTCCTTTTTAAATAGTGAAGGGAAAGAATGTATTGGTGTTGATTATTATAATAATAATACATTGACTTTAGGTAATTATTATTTTAATACACCGACAGATTGTGTTCGTGTACCGAATGATTGGTTTTTTATTGAATTTTTAACACCACTTGCAGAAGCTCTAGGTGCAAACAGAATAATATTAAATGATGCATCTAGTAAAAAGTTTGAGTCTTGTACTGTACCTATGATATTTTTTGTTCTTTCTGGAAAATTGTCTTTTTATAATCGTTATGGATTTAGAAATAAAGTATTTGAAGACTATGTGGAAAAGTTAAAACGAAAAAAACTACGTGGATTGACAGATCCAGATATAAGAAATAGTGCAGGTGTATTGAGTTCAGGTAAACCCATTCCTTTCAAAATGATGGATCAATTGATTGTACATGGTATGTTAGACAAACCAATACCAGAAGTAGCACAATTTGTATTGAACACGTGTAAACAAACTTCTTCCAAAAGGGACGTAGACTTAGCAAAAACAATCATTGAATTATTCAAATTAAAAGTAATTGTAGAAAATCAATTTGAAAAAAAAATGGGAGGTAAACGTAAAACTAGACGGCGTTAGTTGCCAATCGATCTGCTTCCTTATTTCCCAAAGAGTGAACGTCAGTATTTTTAGTATGGGGCATCACATGAATGAACTCTACATTGGTTGCATTGTATAGTTCATACGCTTTCTTTACCATTTCTTTATTCGGTATATCTATTTTCCATTCTTTATCTGCACATTTTTTGCCATACGTAGTAGCACAACGTATCGCATAAATAGAATCGGTTACAATACCTATTTTTTTTCCAGAAAGTATATCTTTTTCTAATATAGTGTACAAATGTAAAACGGCACCTAATTCTGCTGTTTTATTGGTTTGTTTTCCTTCGATACGTTGGGATACATTTCTAGGATCGTCATGTCCAAAATAAATACCAATACCTGCTTTTGCATTCTTTTTACCGTTGTTGGAACATGCTCCATCTGTATAAACATAATCCATGATTATATCATGTATATTATTTCAGGTGCAAGCTTCCATATTATTGCTATTTCGTTTTTTGTCTATCTATTCGTAAACTTTTTTGAAAATTTGATTCACTATAACATTGGTAGATTTAGTAATAAAGAAACAAAACTCAAACTACCAAATAAAAAAGATTTTATAAAAATAGTGGTAGTTATGTGTATCTTCGCTTTGCTACAAGGATTATTAACAAGTTATTTTAATGTGTTTAAAAGATAAAGGTAATCGTTATGAATTATTAAATGATGGACTATTATAGTCAATTCAATGTAACGGATCAAGCTATTAAAGAATCCAAAAGTGTTGGCATTGAACCCATTTGTAAATATGTCATACGTGAAGTGTCTTATACGTCTTGGTGTATTTATGGAAAGACGATGATGCAAGAGATTGATCGTCTTCAAAAAAAATGGGAAAAAACAATACTTACCGTTTTATTACGTAAAATTACGAAAGATCCATTATTTTTGTGGTAAAAGTAGGGTCACCCGTTATTTTTCGTAAAAGAAGTAATAAAACTCTACGTTCCATTTTTCGTTGATTTCCTTGTTGTTTTGTCTCTATCAAAAAATATTTATCTTTGTGGGTAAAATCTCGACATCCATGTTTGTTAGAAAAAATCATAATCCAATTACATGATTCAGTAGTAAGATATCCTTGAAAAATACCTTTCCATTCTCCAATAGAATAAAGATCACCTTGTCCTTTCAACTTGTAAAAAGGTACTTCCATTATTATTCATAAATAAAGTGATTATCTCCAATTACATTTTGCAATATCATTTTTAGTGCTCTTTTTTCCATCGCTTCCTGTGCAATTTTTTTTTTGGAAACCAATTCATAATAGTAATCTCTTTCATTGAAAGTGCGAAGCCCCCGTTTCTCTCCATAAATGTCTTTTATGAAGAACCTTGCACCGGTGGGTTTGAAATAACCACTTCCATCAGTTCTTGTTTGAATAAATCGTGGATTTTTAGAAAATACGTTTTCTAAAAATCTTCCTGACACATAACAAGCATGTAAACTGTCTACCGTACGGATAACATAATGATTTTTGTGTATTAATTGAGTAAAATCCACTATACGAAATGTTAGTTTTCCAATAAAAATTTCTGTGGAAACCATTTTAAAAAAAAAGAAGTCAAGAATCATTTCAATTTTAGAAGCTAACTTTTACCGGTTACCATGAAAAATTAACATCTCCCGTTATATTTTGTAATATAATATTTACAGCACGTTGTTCCATATTAGATTGAATACGTTTTTGTTGAAAAATAGGTACAAAATATTCATGATTTTCTGATATGGTTTGGTACATACATTTTCTAGGCATAATGTCACCATAAAAACCATTTATATTTTCAAAAATTTTTGTATCACCATCGTTACTTACATAAGTTGCTGCATAGGTAAGCCGTTTATAAACAACTTTATATTTTGTTCCAATGATTAATTCAGTTACTTTTTGAAACTGCATTTTAAAAGTAAATTATTTCAATTCAATTTTAGAGCTTAGCTTTAAAGTAAATCTGTAATCGATTGTATAATTGTTTCTATTTCTATATTTGAATCGATCGGTCCATAAAATGTACACTTGTTACCAAAGGATACTTTTTCTGGTTCATCGCTCAACCCATACACATCTTCAAAATGATGCTTTTTATCAGAGGAAATATGTAATCCAACAAATACAAGACCATCAAACGTAATAACATATTTATTATCAGGCATAAGAGAGGTTGCTTTTGGAAACTTCATTTTAAAAAATAATGTGATTCGTTTCAATTTTTAGAAGCTTCCAGCTTCACTGGTCGAGGCAAGCCCCCTACGTTTACCCATACAAGGGAGGTGCAGAACCGTAGGTTCTGTCTACCAGGAAAAGGATTCATCCCCAATAATTGATTTTAAGATACGTTGAAGTGCCCTTTGTTCCATATTCGATTGGATACGTTCTTTTTGAAAAATGGGTACAAAATATTTGTACGGATTGTAACCTGGAAATAGATACTGATGATAGTCCTTTTCTTTTATAGAAAAGGTAAGTATGACAGGGTTATGATTGAATGATCTTTTGTAGGTTGCTGTATATTCATGAAAATAATGCATCACCTTATATTTTTTACCATAAACTAAGTCCGATACTTCTTGAAATTCCATTTTAAAAAAATAATTCAAAAGACTTTCAATTTTAGTAGGGGTAAACCCCTATGACCCCGAATCTTCCAGCTTCGGTAGGGACTTGCTTCATAAGGGAGGTGCGGAACCGTAGGTTCTGCCTACCAGGAAAAGGTATCATCACCAATGATAGATTTTAAAATAAGTTGAATCGCACGTTGTTCCATAGACGTTTGGATACGATCGCGTTGAAAAATTGGCACGTAAAATTTGTTAAAACCATGCGCAAACTTTTTTTCATCACTAAATCCGTAGCCATGTACCACTTTGAATGTGTGTATCGGGTATTCTTCTTCCGTATGAGAATAAAACCCGCTAAATTTTAAATAGGACTCGTATACGATACGGTACTTGGTGCCCGGCACTAACTCTGTTACTTCTTGAAACTGCATTTTATAATAAAAAAAAGTAAAGAACGTTTCAATTTTTAGAAGCTTCCAGCTTCACCGGTAGGACTTGCCCCCTACAAGGGAGGTGCGGAACCGTAGGTTCTGCCTACCATGTGAATGTTGAGTCACCAATAATTTTTTGTAAAAGTTTGTTAACGGCCCGGTGTTCCATTGCTGATTGTATTTGTTTTTTTTGAAAAACCGGTTCATAAAAGGTTTCATTGTAGAAAAAATCCTGAAAATTTTTACGTCCATTGATATTCATAAAACAGTGCATACCTCTGCATACACTGTGAGTATATGTTCCTCTATAAGTAAGAAAATCCGAACATATTTTATATTTCGTGCCAGGAACCAATTCTGTTACTTTTTTGAACTTCATTATATAAAAAATAATGTAAAAGAACGTTTCAATTTTGTGAAAACCCAGGTTCCACGCCTTTATGTTATTGTAGACTATCCGGTAAAGCTGAAATCTTCTAGGGAGGTACGGAACCATAGTTCTGTAAAATTGAAACAATTTGTATTTGTTTTATAAAATGCAGTTTAGAAGACTTCATGCTAGTCATTTGAAATCAGGTAAAAAATATAAAATTTGTCAACATTTTAGTCAACACCGTGGAACTTATCTCTATTCTATCTATAATATTCATTCCTTTGTGAATATCGATGGGTTTCATAATTTTCAGGACTATATGTATGATGCGACGTTTTATGAACCCATTTTTCAAAGAGAACGTATCCAATCCAACATGGAAGAAAGAGCGCTTCAACTTATTTTGAAAAATATTGTAGGTGATCCATCTTTCACCTGGGAACCGACGATTTCGCACCATTTTAGTTACGACCTACAACCAATGTAAGTTCCACAAAATTGAATATTTATATTATTTTACATATAAAATGATTGACATAACTATTGCATCTAAAAATATTAATGCTACCAGTATAACTAAAATACACTCTATTAAACCTCCTAAAACATTATTTACAAATAATATACCATTAACAGTTTATGTACGTAAAAGTTGTGAAAATGATTTTGAATCAACCATAAAATATTTTGTACAAAATAATATCAAAGTAAATATTATTCCTAATTTAATACCATATGTTAAAAAAGCATTTGCAAATACTAGTTTTTATCATTTAGATGACTATTTTGAAATGATTGAGTTATTAGTAGTTGCTGGATTGAGTGTAGAAAAATCAAAAAAATCTTATATTTTTGCATCTATCGGGTTTCGATCTGTGAAAGACTTTACATATTTAAAAACCTTTAATTGGTATGAATATTTTATGTCATTTTGTAGAAGATCTAATATTACTACAGATGATGATGAAATAATTTATAAATTATATCAAAAACGTGCAATTAGTTATAATAATATAAATACAACTAAAATATATGAAATTGTTTTATGTGCAACATTAAATTATCAATTAAAATATATGAAACGTATTGCTTTCAAAACTTTAGAAAAAATTATAAATTTATTTTATGATGATAAAAGTAAAAAAACAATTATTGTATTAAAATCAACCGAGGATGGTGTTAAATCAAATATTTATAACAATATAGGATTTACAAAGACAACATTGACTAAAGATGGTTTAATGTTCATGTATAAACAAAATACGAATAAACCATGTTTGTTAGATTCATTATCTAAAGAAAATTTATATTGTTCACCATTTATTAATCCCATTATTATTAATAAATCATAATGATCAAAATAAAAAAAGTTTTTAACATTTTATTTGTAAAATGTTAGAAGAGTTCGAGACATTTTAAATGTGGTAATATAAAATTTGTCCACAAAATTGAAACGCTCGTTCATAATATTTTGTAAAATGAAGTTTCAAATAGTTCATGATTTGGTTCCTGGCACTAAATACAAAATCGTTTATTATTTAGGTAAAGTGCAAACTGGTACTTATATTGGTACAAATCGTTTCGGTAATCGATTTGTAACATGTGAAAATAAAAGTGATAATCAATATTTGCCACACTGTTTGAATGATTTTTACAAACCAGTTTTTCAAAAAACTAAGATTCAATCGGATATGGAACAGAGGGCACTTCAACGTATCTTGAAATCCATTATTGGTGATCAAACCTTTTCCTGGTAGGGGCTTGCCCCTACTAAAATTGAAATGCTCTTTTGTATCATTTTATACAATGAAGTTTCGTGAAGTTCGAGAGTTAGTGCCTGGCACCAAATATAGAATCATTACTTTACGTAGCTTTCATTTCAACGGAACGTATGCATTTAAAAACGATCGTCAATACATATTCAATAGTGTCAAAGGATTTTTAACAAGTATACCCACTGATAATAAAGTATTTGTAAACGATGTCAAAACCAATCGTTTTTATGAACCAATTTTAGGAAAGTTTCAAACCGCAATGGAAGAGCGTGCACTTCAACTCATTTTAAAATCTATCGTTGGCGATGATTCCTTTATCTGGTAGACGATTCCACACCTATTCCAGCTTCACCGGTGATTGAGTGTAGGATCACGTTCCTAAAATTGAAACAATTGTTCAGTTTTTTTTGAATCATGGAACCAAACAAAATATACGCGATTACCTTTGAAGGTCTTTTGTTTATTGGATTGTATCAATCTACAGATGATGTCCACCATTTTATAGATGTATATGGATTAAGTGATACAGAAAAAGCAACTTTTAGTAAACAGTGCACTTTTCATGGTCCATTTGAACCAGACGTAGAGTTGCATACAATTGTATGGAGCTATTCTACTATAACACACCCTTCTAAATTCCCAGTGTAGGTGAGCCCCTACATTATGGGGTTATAGGGGCTTGCCCCTATACGGATACCCAACTTGGAGGAAACATGTCTTTGGTAGACTTTTCATAATTGGCAGCGCCAAACCATGTTTTAGGGTAAACTACAATTTTTTCTGGATTGGTATTTAAATATCCTGCCCACCAACTAAAAGCACTATTGGCAATGATATTATGATTCGAACAACTCATTAACAATAATTGTTCCCAATCCTGCATAGAATCATCTGCTTTGTGAAATTCTAATTCTGGAAAACTTTTTTTAATTTTGTACAATCGTTGTTTCACAGGAAGGTTATCTTTTTCTTCACAAAAATAAATAATGTTCCAATCTGATTTCTTTGTTCGTTTAATAATTTCACGAATGGCACGAATATAATATTCATCTTTCAAAATAGTATGGTGTAATTGTAAATTGGTGTAATCGCCAATACGAAAATGTAAGGATATGGTATCATTCATGGTAAGGTATTTAGTGCGAATATTTTCTTGTTCGATATTAAAATTTAACTTTTTATAAATTATATCGTAGTGTTTTTGAAAATATTTATAAGATTGAAAATAACCAACTAACATAACATTTTGTTCTAATGGCAAAGGTGTATAATGAAATCCTGCCTCTAGAATTTTTTTTGTTTTCTTGATATCTACTTTTTCTACACTATCTTTTAATCGTTTTAATAAAGTAGTCCAATAAGTAGGTCTATTCTGTTCATCTATTTTTTCAGACGGAATGATTACCTTTTCTTTTTGTTCTAATGCATAGGAAATGGTTGTAAATAATTGAAATAATTGATTTCCTAAACCTCCTTGAAGTAGGATAGAAATCATAGATTGATCTACTTTAATTAATTGTTTATTTAAACTTAAAATCACAAGATATATCAATGGATTTGGATAGTTTGGATTATGATGATTTATTATTCATCCTAAAAAAAGAAAAAATTAATGAATTGTTTAAAAAATATCAAGAAATCAAACATGAATCAGATATGAAAATACAACAAGAAAACACTTATAGAGAAATGCTCTATTTATTAAAAGTAATAAAACCATCCTATCTCCCGTGTAAAATAATACTCAGACATCTCCCTACAGATGTGTTTGATAAGAAAACCGTGTAAAATTGAAATGTTAATAACAAGATAACATAATGGATCCAATAGTAAAAATATTAATTCGTTCACTTCATCGTGAATATTACACTATGTTAGATGTTTTACTTACAACAAAAGTCAAATCTCTTCCTTTAGATGCGTTTATGAAGAAGACGGTGTAAAATATAAATGCCCAAGATTCCTACACTTACTGCGTAAAGTTGAACACCTTTATCTTTGGGAAGTGTCATACCTTCTCTACACTTTTCTTGAGATACCGGATTTTTTTTATTTGGAAACCAACAAGGATTATAAGAAGCAATGTCATCATTCAATACATATTTACTATCTGTCGAAGTTGCATTTTGAATATCTCTTGTCTCCATTGTAATCTGTTGACAAGAAGTTCCTTGAGAAAAAGCAGTAAATAACTTTAATGGATTAATATAACTAACACTTCCAAGTACACCTGGAACTAACCCTTTGAATTGACTACTATTTTGTCCCATTGCAGAAGAAATAAAAGGTATTTGACCGTCTGGTATATTATTTACAAAAATATGTCTTTGTTGTTTTGCCCCATCAGGACCATCACATTTTGCACCCGTATTCATAAAATATTTATTTCCTAAAGGGCCAATGTTTCCAACATGGGCATTTGTATCTCCACTTACAAGAACACCGACATAAGATTTTAAAGCACCAATATCTTTCCCCAAAGCAGTTAAGTTTCCTGCACTAGAAGAACCTAAATCAGATGGTGATTTAATAAATTTGTGATAAGGATAATTTCTATCTTCAGAACTAGATACAGATTGAAAAATACTCATAAAGTAGGAAAAGTTTTTATTATGGGTAAGCTTCTTTTTCTATTTTTGTAGGCATATTAGCTTGCAATTGATTGATTTGATCTGTCGTCTGATCATTATCACTTTGTAAAGAATCTATCAATGCTTCCGTTAACGTAATTTTTTGTATTTTGTCATACAATTGTTGTATTTCGCCAGCTTGTCCTTGTGTGTATTCATAAGGAGAACCATCGAACGGTTCTTTATGATTACACCAACATACACCAGCTGTAAAAAACAACAATGCAAAAAATAAACCTAAATCACGATATAACATATAGTAAAGAAAGATTTAATCAAAGGATAATTGAACTTCAATGACTTCTTTTTTAATAGTTTTAGAAGCAAACACGGATAATTCTTCTCTTTTTTTTCTATTTTTTTCTGTTTTTGGCTTTGAAGTGTTTCGATGCATCATATCTTGTTCAATGGATTCATAATTTTCTTGAATATAAGTTAAAATGTCATTATCTAAAATCCATTTAAAAAAATTAAGTTGACCAATTGTGGTTTGAATAAATTGATTCGTTCGATATGGAATCACATTTTTTTCCCATCTACAAAATGGATCAAACCGTTTCTTGGAGTATGCCTTTAGTTTCAATTTATAATCATTGTATACTTTAAAACGTGAATTCGACAATATGTACACTACATAATGTTGTTTTGCATAATTAGTGACAAACCAATCGATAATACGCAATGAAATGGGTGAGGTGCCGTTCAAAATAGGTAATATTTTATCTAATTGTTGATAATCATTATCACTATAATAAGAAATCAGATTGGTTAGTAATAAATCATTCTGTTTTGCATATACATTCATATCCATCAACATGGATTACTATTTAAATCTATTTTATTATCGAAAAAAAGGCTCACTGTGGTTTCTCCAAGCTTTCACCTGTACAATTTATAGAAAGTAACCTCTTCGTTTTCGTAGAAACGGACGTGTCTAGTCTCGTTGGTCCGTTAAGGCCATGGAAACGCTTCTTCCCATTCTATTTTCGGTTCAATACGTGGAAACAACCATTTCCAAAACGGGTTTGGTTTTAACATTTTTTTTATTTCCCACTTCATATACGTTTTACTATATATTTCATACATTTCAATTTTTAATTTTTTGATATTGTGATGTTGGTTTATAATATGTTTTGGTCATGTATTTATTAATAAAGGATGCGTACTTTTTTGAAAATGGCATTTCTTTTTTTATATTTATAAAATATACCAGAACACAACCATCAATTAAATATGTTCGGGTTGTAGTTGTGTAAAGCATACGGTTTCCATTTATGCTATAATTATTTTTTTATAGGATTGCAAAGATTAAAAATTTGTTCTTATTTCTTTGTAGGCAATTGCTATTTTTTTAGCGGACTTTTTTGCAATACTACGCATCATTTCATCCTTTTTTAAATAAATGACTAAATTGTTGTCTAAAAAGATACGACGGGTACGTTTTTGTTTAGGATGAAGACCATATTTTTTCATAATAGGAAGAACACCTTTTAACGTAGGATGCTTTCGTTTGATTTCTTCTACAAATTGTCTTTCCATAATATATTATAAATATATATAAAGAGACTATACTATATATAGTAATGCCCTTGTAGCTCAATCGGGAGAGCGTGCGACTGTTAATCGCGAGGTAGACGGATCAAAACCGTCCGAGGGCGTTCGCCTCTTTAGCTCAGTGGTAGAGCAGTAGCCTTGTAAGCTAAAGGTCGTGAGTTCGATTCTCATAAGAGGCTGTCTTCTATAGTTTAAAAGGAAAAACACTTTGCTTTAAGCAAAGAAACTTGGGTTCGAATCCTAAGTAGAAGACATTATTTACACGAGTTAGTTGGTTCAAATCCGACATCGTGTACCAAAATAAACACGAGTACCAGAGTCTGGTCAAATGGGCGGGCCTTAAGAGCCCGTGCTTCGGCTTCGTGGGTTCAAATCCCACCTCGTGTATCCGGCCTTGTGCCACAATTTTTAAATTGCCTTGTGCAATCAAACTCCGTAGCTTAATGGTAAAGCATTCTGCCCTGTCAAGCAGAAAGTTCATGTGTTCAAACGCATGCGGAGGAAACACGAGTACCAGAGTCTGGTCAAATGGGCGGGGCTTAAGATCCCGTGCTTCGGCTTCGTGGGTTCAAATCCCACCTCGTGTAGTACAAGTATTCCAAAGTGGTCAAATGGAGAGGACAGGTTCTTCGCTTTAATGCTTCGTAGGTTCAAATCCTGCCTTGTACAAAACACAAGTACCAGAGCGGTCAAATGGGCGGGCCTCAAGATCCCGTGCTTCGGCTTCGCAGGTTCGAATCCTGCCTTGTGTATGACACTGTGACCGAGTGGTTAAGGTGCTGGCCTGCTAAGCCAGTGTTCATTGAACGCGAGGGTTCAAATCCCTTCGGTGTCGAACATGTGCGTCAAAGTTGTATTGACCAGCGTATGACTGAAGGGTTCGTAAGCCTTTGCACATGAACTTCCATAGCTCAAATGGTTAGAGCATTACCGGGGTTAATCTAGGTAAAAGATCTTGTTTTCGATAACAAGTGGAAGACCGCAGTGTGGCGCAGAGGAAGCACGACAGGCTCATAACCTGTAGGTCGTAGGATCGAAACCTACCACTGCGTGAATTATAAAATGTGTTTCATTTTATAATTTAAAAATAAATTACTCAAAACTAGACATTAAAAATGCTGTTAAAGAATGTACTGTTGGTTTTGCATCAAAATGAATGACCATGTCATCTTTAATCATTTTTATGGTAGGATATTGTGTAACCTGATATTTGTCAGCTAATGCTTCTTGAATGTCGCAATCTACTTCATGAAAATGTACAGTGTATCCTTCATAGACTTTTTGATTCCATTCGGATTTAAATTTGTTCCATTCTTGAAATGATTTTTTACAATAAGGACACCATGATGTATAAAAATAATATAAATCAATGGATTTAGAATCAGATGTTTTTTTTTTTGGAACCAATGAAAGTTTCAGCATGTATCCAAAAAAAAGAATAAATGCTATGGCAGTTATGCCGATAATAATGGCATTCATGTAATGGTGGGATAAAATATATTATAATGTTCGAATGTATTCTAAATGTTTAAATGGAACAATATCACTTTTTTTACCACGTTGTGTTTCTAAATGAAACAATTCTGCAGGTGCAGTTGCTTTTAACATTCTCATTTTTTCTGGATTTTGTGTATACTTTGCTTCTGATGCACTTGCCATAACTTTCCATGACAATTCATCCCAACCTGTCAAATCATTTATTTTTACTAATTTACGGTTTTTTTGTGCTTCTGCACCATCTCCTTTGCCAATAGTATCTCCGGAATTCAATGTAAACCGCAATGCCTCTTTCTTATGACCTTTCCACCAATGTTTTGCTCCTTGAAATGCATGTTCGATTGAATTCCAACGTGTTTTAGCTGGAAAAGGTTCTGGTAAAACATCTTCTCCTGTCCACTCAAATTCAGCAACATCAAAATTGCTCAACATACGTCTCCAATCTTTGATTTTTGATAATTCTGGATAAGTATGACCTTTAACTAAATTTTCATTAACACCTTTTCCTGGCGCCTTGTCTGCAGAATTTGATTTGAAAACAAATACATCTACTTCTGGTTCTTTTGGTTCTTTTGGTTCTTTTGGAACATAAATTGGAGTAAGTAGACTCATAGTTTCTTCTGGTTCTGGTTTGTACATTTCATCCAATACAGCAATAATGGATATTTTTGGATCATTGATTTCAAACCGTTGACCTAAAATAACAACTTTGATCTTTTCATTTTCTTTAATATCTCCAAATTCAGGTATTTGATTATGATGATCTCTTGCTAAAAATACAATAAACGGATTTTCTTCTGCATCTAGTCTTCCTTTGATACCTGCTCTCGTATTGTTTTCTACGATACAAATAAATGATTGACCAGTGACGGGGTTTGCAATTTTACTTTTAAAAATAACTTGAATAATAATGTTTGATCCTTTTAATACACCACACGAATATCTTACTAATTGTGTAGACCCTTTTTTCAAGTAACCTTCTTCTAAACATTTCCCTTCTAAAGAAGCAATCTCATTTGATAATACTTCTTCAATGTTACCTCCCATTTCTACAATTGGAATGGAAATGGATCGGGAAAGAAGCGACTCATGATAAAAGTCCATGTTTGTTAGTATAAACCAACATTTAAGTTTTCAATTTTTTAATTAAGTTGATAATTGTATCATCATTATTCTCAATCACTTCAACCGCATTTAAAAACCATCGTTTTTCTTTATATTTTACCTTGTCTAAATACCGTAATAATAATTCAAGTTCGCAACATATTTCTTTCGATGAAAACGTTGAATAATCATCTCCTAATACATATTGTATACGTGGTCTTAAATCAGTAGTTAACCCTGCATTTTTACATACTTGACCATACGATATAGATGGATCATCCATATGTTTGGATTTAAATACACGTTCTTCACCTTTATTAGTAATACCCCCTACTACTGTTCCAAACACCTTTTTTACTATTTTTTTAGGTGCATATTTATATTCGTATTCTTTCCATTGTGTTTCACCCTTGTTCAAAAATAAAGTAACAATCGATGCATGATTCCATACATGAACTAATGTACCACTAGGAATTGGAAATGGTTTCAAATACTCTATCAATGGTTCTTTTAATTCATCTTGTTGTAAAAGAGACACACATTCTTTGTAACTTAACATTTCAATCATATGTTCAAAAATACATTGGTCAAATAACTCTTCTTTGTAATCAAAACCATGTTTTTGTCCAATAGATGGCATACGTGTTCTTACTGTAAAGGCAGTACCATACCAATCATATCCTTCCTTTTTTGAATTCACTATATTTTGTTTCAAGGTTTCTACTAATTGATCTACGTTGGTTTGTTCCGTTTTTTCTTTGGGTTCAATCCAAATAGAATGTTTCGTTTTGTAAGAAGGAATACGACGTTCATATACGGGAACTTTTTCTGATAAAGATGCGGGTTGAAAATAATAATATGTACCATGATTCACGATATATCCTTTGCGATGAAACATGTCCCAACAATCTAATTTTAACTCTACCATTTGTGATAATGCATTTTCCACTTGTTCCATAGAAGTGGGTAAAAATAAATTTAATTCACGATGCAACTCTTTTTTTTCATACACATATCCATTACGAAATTGGTTTCGAATACGTTCTATCGTTCTATTCATATTGTACAAAATTGGATCAATTGTTGCTTCTTTTTCATCACATCCACATGTATAGTCACAATCCATAAAATCACATAACACAGATAATGACATGTCTCCTACTTGATAATCAATTGTTACACCTGTGGATAACGTTTGTGGAACTGTCATCACTTTCATAGAAGGTGGATGATTCATAATACAGTCCATTGCATTTTCTTTTAATAAACGTGTAATCACGCCAATTTTTTTAGCTTTTTTTTCTGCAAAACGATACATATAATGATCTACTGTTTCCATATCACCCGTATAGGACGTGTACAAAAATAGTTGTGCATTACGTTTTTCAAAGGGCAATCCTTTGTGACTACATAAACGTATACCTCGTCCAATAATTTGTTCTACACGATTTAAATTCCACCAAGGGTCCATAATATGAATTTGACGAATATTTTTTAAATCTACACCCTCAGACGCTGCTTTGGTAATTAACACTACTTTAATTTTATCACCATTTTGATTTTCAGGCGTATTCACAATACGAATGGCTTCTTCTGGATGCGGGGACAAAGAAGGTGATCCAGTTAACATACAATAAGAATAAGCACCTTTTTGTGTAGACCCTTTCAACAAAGGTTTATTCCAATTTTTTATTCCCATAGATTCCAACGCAAGTGCTACTGGTATCACACCACCTTCTAACAATTGCGAATACACTACAACAATACCTTCCGATTTTTGTATTTGGTTACAAATTTCTGCAATTTTTGCACTATATTTTTGTAAATGTTGTTTATCAAAACATCGTTCACTTCCAGGATAATATTCATAAACATCTCCTTGTTTCAACATGTACTCTAGGGACGCTCCTTTTGGATAAGTCATATTGAGAACACTGAGAAACGGTATCGAATCGCCCATCGATAAAGATTTGGAACTAGAAGCTAAGGAAATTGCCTTTTCATAAGCAACTGTTTGATACTCGCTCAAAGCAACCGGATACACTTGGGTTTTCATCTCTTCCATGGTAGTATCTGTATCAAACATGGAAAAAGCTTTGGTTGGCTTCATGGAATGGTTATAAAAATAAGAGGGATAGACACGATACGGAAACGTAAATGGATTTTCGCCTTTTACATAAGATACATATCCACGTATATGATTTAAAAAACGTTGTTTCTCGGATTCACGTAAATCACCATCTTTGGTAAAAATATCTGATTCTTTTAATTCAAATCGTTTATCGTTACGATTTAATAAATTTAAAATCCAAATAATTTCACCAGGATCATTAAACATGGGTGTAGCCGATAACAATAATAATTTGACTGTTGTTTTTTTGGTAACTAAATCAAGTGCTTTACTTGGTGTGAACCCTTTACCCGTTTCATCTTTTACGTTATGCACTTCATCAATAATGATCATGGAATGTTCTAATTCAATCAATTCTTTTCGTTTCGTATGAATGTAGTTGGCAAATTTACGATACCCCATGAAACGGTAATGTTTTTGAATGACTTCTTGTATACGTTCCACTACGTCTTGTTTTGTGCCTAACAAATTTACTTCGCGAAGCAATGAATTTCCTACACACCCTTTATACATCCATTCACTACCATGTTGTGTCAAATGAGATGGATCAAACAATTGTTTTTTGAAATTGTCTTGTATGTTTAATCCGCCCAACACATAAATATGACGTTTCAATCCACTTTCTTTTAAAAATTGTCGATGTTCTTCTGCCACTGTAATTGCAGAACATGTCTTTCCTGTACCTAAACCATGAAATAAGAGCAAACCGTTGTAAGGTGTATCATTCGATAAAAAATTACGTATTACCGTTTGATACGTAGACAATTCTAATTCTTCATTACATAAACGGTCTGCAATTTGTACTAATTCTTCTGGTGTAGATGCATGATGAACTCTCCCTTTGATATTAAAATCTTTGAATTGTGTTAACTTGGTTGCAAATTCTTCTTCTTCCACAGAAGGATATTCATGGATGAAAGGAATCATGATTTTATACCTTTTATGATCTTGAATTATAATTTGTCCCATTTTTTTAAATTGGGGTTCCATACAATAAAAGAGTAATAAATTTTAAAATTGATTTTTTAAAACGAACATTACTTTAAAAATGGGGATTTGTACTTCTCGTCCCACCTATCATATTCTTCTTAAATTGCCTCATGGTAAACAATGTTTTCATTCTACTGGTAAAGAATGGGTTTATGAGGAAGACTTACATACCATACTTCACTCTTGGTACACCGATTATGATCAATGGATTCTATATAATGATGAAACACCAGAGCATACGGTAGGTACGGGTGCTCACGCCAAAGGCATACTTTCTTGGAACCGTACTACGTTAACGTGGTTAATTCATTCCGTTCCCAAATTTCCATCTACCTTTCAAAATAGAATGATTGCGCCGGAACAATTAGAGTATGGTCAATCGTTTATTTACGTTACTATGCCAATACGTCATTTGCATGATATTTTAACACAGATTTTTATCATGCATCCAACCGTATATAGTAGTACAATGCCCTTTGATACATATCAAACATATTTACCATTATATAAATCAATGATGACAAGGACTTATTCCATTACACCACAAATGTGTCATGTTGCAAAGTCGCCTCTTCTTCACCAAGATATTTATACAGATTTGATTTTACCACAATTTGGTGGATGCTTGTACACAGAAACGTGGATTCGTGGTCATGCATGTGATGATACGGAACATTGTAAAATGATTCACACCATTGAATGGAAAAATGGTGTGAATTATACGTATACGAAGGACCATAGTAAATATGGATATTCAGACAAAGGATGGATGGTGGTAGGCGATATGAATCGAATGACCACACAACACAAACGTGGTGGAGGTGGAATGGTGTTGCGCGAAAATAAGTTAATGAAAGAGATTGTACATCAAAATTTATAAACGTATCTTTGTTTTCGTTTTGTTTTTGATTTTCGCTTAGATTTTGTTTTACCACCTTTAAATTTCAATGAACTAAATAAAGAATTTAATGAATCCTTTTTACTTTTGATATAATTCAAAATGGATTGAATATTATCATTGATGGATTTTTTGAATGTATCTAACGTTTGTGTAGATTGAGGATTGATACCCAGTTGGTTTAACAATGGGTCTACTATTTGTCTTTGTTGATTGATAAAAATCATAGGATCTATTATTTCTGCTTGACATATAACGGTCAACATTTCATATTTTTTTTGAAATTGTTTGAATGGTTCTTCTTTGAATATAGCGTTGACGGCTTCTTTTGATGCAGGATCGAGTATTTGATTGTACACAATACAAAATAATTGTAATGCACCAGGAGCTAATGGTGCAGTAGATGTCTTTGCCACACTATATCCAAGAGAACGTGCAGTTTCGCTATTTTTTAATGTAGCTAGAACTGCACTATCCATAAAATTCATATAATAATAACAAATAATTTATTTTCGTCTGTAATGTTTACGTGTTTTACGCCTTGATCCACCTATTTCGCCTGTTTTTTTTGTCCCTCTGAATACACTACTTATTTTATTACCAAAATAATTATATACACCTTTTGCTAAAGCGTAAGAAAGTGCTTTTTTCCAAAACAAAAGAATTGGAGAGAATGTACTAAGTATTTTAGTTTTATTTATGATATCAGAAACTAATGATGCTGGATCTGTTAATTTGCCTACAATAGTACTGCATTCCTTATCTATCAACCCATTCAATTCAGATTGAAGTAAAGTTAAATTATTAGAGGTTGATAGTAATTTTATAAATTCTGCAATAGAATTAATTAATTGTTGATGTACGTCTTGATTTGTTAAAAAATTTCGAATTAAAGTAGTTTTAAACCCTTCACACCCAGCGGTTTCAGTGTAAAAATTTGTTATGACTTCATTGTTTATTTTTGCGGTTCCATATTCATCTAATTCAGCTGATAGACTTACGCCAAATATTACTAATAATAAATCAAAAATAATTGCTATTTTTGGAGTTCCTTGTCTTGATTCATACGCTTGTATTATTAATTCACGAATAAAAACATTATATACTTCTTTCTCATCACCTATTACCATTTGACGCACTGATACTGCTGTCAATATTGTTGATATAATTTCAAGTAACATGATAAGTACAACTTTATCTTGCTCCTTTGTAGTAATTAAATTTACGATTACTTTTAACCAAAAACAATCTGTCTCTTCTATAGTAGTTGGTAAAATATGTACTAATTTTGGAACTAATTTTAAATAGTCCATATTATTTATTTATATTAAAACAATATAAAAACCTACTCACTATTTATAGTGTGGTCTTATGGTGTAACGGTTATCACTCCAGACTTTGAATCTGGCAATTCGGGTTCGATTCCCGATAGGACCTTTTCTTTTTCCTTAATTTGTTTTGATAAATATAAAATGTACTGATGTTGTTGATTCAGCGTATTTATAATTTCTTCTTCTTTCATCACTGAATTACCTATACGTATGGAGAATTCTTCACGTCTAGGTGGTATACATTGTATTTCATATTTGAAAAATTGGTACAATATAGGATTTTCAATCCATTCTGCTACAGTCATGTCGGTTTCTTTTCCTTTTTTTAAGATTTGTTTTTTATCAAACGTGTTATGAGAATGAGCTACAACTAAAATAACTTGTTTGGGATCTAATTGTACCATGGGGATGGTAAAGTCTTTTAAAAAATGTTTTTCCTCTGATATAGAGGCATTCTCTTCATAAGATGTCATGGTAAGCAATTCTTTTTTGAAAGCAAATGTGCCAGCAGTTGCATGATTAGGACCATACGGTCCAAATTCAAGTATTTTATGTAAATGGGAATAATAAATATGAATTAGGCTAGATCCTGCACAAAGATATTCGCTATTTTTCAACATTTGCACTGCATGTGAAACACGTGTAGGTGGATAATAATCATCGTCATCCATATAAACAAGTATATCGCCTGAACATTGTTCGTGCATTAGATTGCGTTTTTTACCTAGTGGGACTTTTTTATCAAGACGAATGTATTTTACTTGAGGAATATCTTTGACTAACTCTTCAATTGAATCTGTACCATCATCTACGATGATCCATTCCATGTCTCCTACATAATCTTGGTGTAGGAAACATTGAATTAAATAAGGTATAAAAGGTCTACGATTATAAGTAGCGGTACAAACAGAGACAAGCATTATTTCTTGAATTTATTTTTAATTAACAAATACAACATATAGATACTTCCAACAACAATCCCTGCAGTAGCTAACGTTACTAAAAAGGATTTGGACGATTGAATGGTAAGTAGCATAAAAATAATAGTTAACGAAATACGATGATGACCCATTTCAGTGACTACTTTATCAAATCCGTACCATAAAGGTGAAAAAAATAAAAATAAAATATAATAAATTAAACTAGTAGTGGCTATACATGTCCACCAAAAAGGATAAAAAAAAATCATTGCAATAAAACCTAATATACCTGAACAAAAACTAAGAAATAATCTCACCATCAAATTGATAAATCCTGGTTCGATAGGTCCTGAAAAAGTGCTATAAAAAAAGGAAAAAGGAGCAAGGAAATAAAATAGTCCATTTTTTAATTTTTCTTCTTCCACTACAAATTCACCAATAAAAATACCATAACAAGCAATTAAAATCATAAGTATTGCACTCATAGCTTTAGCATTGATTGCCAATTGTACCAAAAAATAAGGTGCTATGTAAAAAAGCAACAAATCATACACTGATTTAGATGTTGGAATAGAAGCAATTTTTCGAAATAAGGAACGAATGTTCGAAAATACTAAGGCACATGTAATAACCAACCAATTCATTACCTTTTGAAAAAAATCAGGGTTATGACTGTACAATGTATATGGGAATGCATATCCAGTTAAAGAAAATCCACCTTTTTTTCCTACATAAGGTGATTGATTTAAATCTACAGGCAACATTTTATCCAACATTTGTTTGTCTAGATGTGTTAACGCTACTAAGGAACCACCCATGTATCCGATTCCAAATACAATAATAATATTTTTAATGACATCTAGAATAAAACCTTTTACATCCCCAATTGGGTTCATAAAGTGTGACTATAAAAAAAACTCAAAGAAATCATTTCATAGTGTAATTATGAAATGGTGGCTTTTTTTAGTAGGCGATTACCCTTCTTGTTTGCATTGTAAACATTATGTACCTTTTCCACAGGATCGTTTGTATGATTTAGGACGATGTAATGTGTATCGTACGTTTGCAGAAAAAGCACGCAAAGAAGAACATTGTGGGTTAAAAGCAAAAAATTTTACAAATATTTAGTTCGTTTATTTCGTTTTTTTGTTCGTTTTTTTGTTTGTTTTGTTCGTTTTCCTCCAAACTCATTTTCTGGATATTCTTCTTCCCAATCTTCAGGAATATTCAAAAGTATTTTTAATTGTGGCGTACAGTACATTATATCAGATGTTATGTCAAATAAACAAGACCTCAATTCTTTATATATTTGTATTCGGTCCGCTACACTTCTTTTATGATGTTTTTTTTTTAAAACTTGTTTTAAATTTTCACCATTAGAAAAAGAAGATATAAATTCATCACGGTCTGTTGGTGTAACAAGAGTAAATAATATATCTAAATATTTTTGTACGTTTGTAAAGACTTGATTAGTTGGTTCCGAATTTTTGATAATAAAATGTGGAAGTCTATATCCACACCAATCATAATAATCATATGGGGCAACTATTTGTTTTAATTTCATTGATTCTATTGCATTTCTTTTTTCTTCTTCATTAGGATGTTTGTATTTTATAAAGTTAACAAAAAACACACGTGCTGAAGTATTTAACTTTAATTTTTCTAATAATTTTTCTGTAATAGAAAATGAATCAGCCATTGTAAAAGATGGAACAGTTACATAGGTGCACGTTGCTTTTATATCGTCAGGCATTGTTTCAAATGGACGATCAGTTTGTGTAAATTTCTGATACATATCAATTGTAATACATATCATAGGTAATTTAGCAAATTTCATAAAAAAAGGAAAATCGTGATAAAATTCATATGGTGGAGTTTCATTATTTTTTGATCCATATGAAATGTATATACTTTGGTAGGATGATAAGTCCAATGTATCTAAAGGTACACTCAATTCTATTGATTCTTTCAATTCTGCCATACATTATGAATAGATATCTGGTACGGCATACGTTACATTCCATCCATTCACAATGAATCCACCTTCCTTTATTTTTTCATCTGCCAGAGACAACATCATACATTGACGTCCCATGTCCACAAAAACCCAGAAAGATCCTTTTTGTTCTACAATTTGACTGACACAATTAAGAAAAGCATTGTCAAATGCTTCTTTCACTTCGTCCGTAGTCTTAGGACCTGATTCAACATAAAACCAGCTTGTTCCAGGTTGTTCTACGTAAGCCATCTTGCAAACGTATTAAGATGTAGTTTCAATTTTTACCACTTTGATTTTTTTACTTGTATTTGTTGAACATTTTTCTTTTTTGCATTTGGATCATATGACGTATCTTCTTCTTCCGGTAAATTCTTCGACAATTCCCAATATTCTTTGGATCCTAATTTAAAGGTAGGATGAGGCTCTGCTTTGTACCAAAAAATTTGATCTGTTAATTTGTTACTTTTTGAATTGTTATTGATGACAAGACATTCATAATTTTCAGTACATTGATCCATGACTTGACAAAAAGATTCAAATGTAGGAAACATGCCTGCGTAATTATCATAAATACGTTTGCGATTGACCAAATAAGGTTCTCTCAAAATAAAAACGTAATCAATATTGGTACGTAAATTGGGTGGAATACCCAAAGGATATTGCATGGTAATAATAAGCATAATTTTCCAATGACGTCCATTCATAAAAAGTAACCTCATCAATTTATCTTTCGTCCATCCATTATCATACAAACAGTCATCCAGAATACAAAAAGCCCGTGGGTCAATATTACATTTTTTGTAAACTGCCATTTCTTTTTGTATTTGTTTCATACACTGTTTTTGGCGTTTTAAAATATTTTCAATGATGCCGGTATTGTATTCATCATGAATAAATAATTTAGGAATATGTTCACTATAAAAACAATTTCCTGCTTCTGTGCCTGAAATCACCGTCCCAATAGGTATATCTTGTTGATAAAACAACAAGTCCTTCACTAAATAACTCTTTCCTGTATCACGTCTTCCAATCAAAACAATGACTGGACCTTTATTTTCATTCGGGCGAAAACTAATCGAACGCATATCAAATTTTTTCAACTCTAACGTCATTTAGTATAAACGAATACTGGAAATGTCACGTTTAAACGTAAAAATTGATTTAAGTAAAAACTCTTTACAAGTACTATGGAGTTCTGTACAGAGTGTGAGAATATGCTTTTTCTAACCAATGTGGATGAAAAATTAATGTTTCAATGCAAAAAGTGTGGATTTGAAAAAGATGCTACATCTAATGTAGTTTGTTCTATATCTTTTCAAAAAAAAGAACAGCATACAAGTGTTATTCATAAATATACCAAACTTGATCCTACCTTACCACGAATGAAAATGAAATGTCCTTTAGAAACGTGTAAAAATCATGAAAAGGAATCTGACATTATACAAGTTCGTTATAATGAAACAGAGTTAAGTTATGCTTATTTGTGTCCAGAATGTGATACAATATGGAAAATGGATAAAAATTGATATAGAAATAATGTTTGTTTAGTATCAAATGAGTGACGAAGAGGCCGAATATGAAGAAATCGAGGAAGAAAGTGATGTGGAAAGTTTAGAAGAAGAAGAAGAAGAACATGTAGACACGTATTGTGTAGAAGATAACGATTATGAAGAACCTGCAGAAATTGAAAAAGTATTAAAGCAACCCAACTTTATTGTTCAATCACATCCACAAGAACAAACCATTCCTTATGAAGAAGTACTTGCTTTGTGTACGATTCAAAGGGATGCGAATGGTGTCATTGTGGATCCGCACCATACCAGTTTGCCCTATCTTACGAAGTATGAATATACGCGTTCGATTGGTATTCGAGCCACACAAATTGAACAAGGAGCACCTCTCTTTATAGAGACGGATTCTATTGATAGTTATTGGATTGCAAAAGAGGAAGTACATCAAAAGAAGGTACCGTTTATTTTCAAACGTCCATTACCTAATGGTCCGATCGAATATTGGATGTTGGAAGATTTAGAAATATTGTTCTAATATATGAAATCTAGAAGAAATCGAAAAAATAGAAAAGGTGGTGGTCCTGGTTTTTTTGACATGGTTAAATCCGTTGGTGCTAAAGTAAGCAGTGCAGTTACACCTGCCCCAGCAAATGTTGTTCCAAAAATGAAGTACGAAAATTCAGAAATTAAACCAGAAATTGAGAAATTAAATCAAGTATTCAAAGATATTGATACATATAAATCTCATGCATCTTATGATAAATTGCCAGATGTAATGGAAGAAGTAAAGGAACTTGGCAATTTATCTGGATATTCTGAAAGAGCGTTGATCAATGGTATTGTAGCTCATAACACTGCATTCAAACTAAGACAAATGGATACTACACTTGGTTCAGAATGTGGTCCCAAATGTGTAGAACGGGCAGACAGCATTCGTAAAGCATTGCGTAAATTAGTAGAATATTCAGAGCGTTCTAATGCATTAGGTTACATTGGTATGGGAAGAGGTATAGCAAATAGTACTTCTTATCTTGCTAATTCTGCTTCGTCGCTTGCATCCAAAACACCAGGTGCATTGACAAATGCATCAGCTATGGCTAGTAAAACGGCATCTTCGCTAGGATCTTCTTTATTTAATAGATTTACACAAAAGACAGCCATCCCTTCACCTGCGGTTACAAGTTCGAATACTGTAGGTGGTACACGTAGACGTAGACGTCGTTAATCTTTTTGATTTGCGTTTTTTTTTACGGGTTGATCGTTTTCCTCCCATTTGTTCTACATTACCTTTCAATGTTTTTATTTCTACAGAAACAGATCCCATTTTTTCTGTTAATACACGTCTTATATCTTGTACAAGATCTTTACATTTTTGTATTGTTTCAGGTATAAGAACACATTTAAACGAAAATAAAGTTAAAGAAATATCATTCAAAACTACATGCACGCCAATGCCTGTCATATCAAATTTACATGGATATCCTAATAATAATCCTAATTTTAAATTCTCATCTGGTGTAATTTTATCAAACGCAAGATCTACTATTCTTAAAAATTCTACATCTTCTTCTGGTAAATCTGATTTTACAGCAAAAAAATTTCGTCCATTTTTATTAATAACCATAGTAAGACCAGCATCATGCACTTCTTTTGTCATATCATCTTGCAGTTGTTTTATTCTTGGGTCATCTGGATGCATCTGATTTCCAGGACCAAATAAATAAGCATGTCTTATTGTGCTTCCTGAAACAATCCAAAAATGTATCGTTCTTTCATCCTTTGTACTTGAAAATGTACTACTATTTGCTAAACTTGTCATATTATGTCTTTAGAATAATTAACTGTTTTGTAAATAAAAACTTTTCTACTGTTCGATTACGTCGTTTCAAATTACATGCTAAACAACTAATCAGTACATTATTTGTATTATGCCCCATCGTATTGTTGATACGATCCAACGTCCATTGTTTTGGATCTCTCTTTCCATATTCCATCAACACCTTTTCTTTACAATAATAACACGTATAGTCACACTCTTTTAATTTTTGTATCACTTCATCTTCTTTGATGGTGTGATATTCACTATAAATCTCAAACTTTTTGTCTTGAGACTTATAACCGTGTAATTTTTTAGCAATCATGTATTGTATTTACAAAAAAACTGCTTTGGAATATTCATCATCTTCTTTGCGACAACGTTTCCTTACACAATTCATTTGTTTTCCATATTGATCTATTTTATGTAATGGTATTTTACATTTTTTTATCAAACAACGTGTATACCTTTTTTTTGCATCGTAAAACAATTTACGGTTTGTTTTTTGTCGTTTTTTAAGTCCTTCAGATGGAACTATACGTAAATATCTTAAAACATCACCAAACATATTACCAGTATAGATAATAAATGGAATTCGTTGTATAAATAATATAATAGTTTGGACCAGTAGTCATACTTTGAATCGAACTGGTAATCCAGCCCTTTCCATTATACCACTCGCCTTCACAATAAAGGTAACCATTTTTGGTAAAAATATTCCAATTGTACAGTACGTTCATGGTATCTTATCCGGAAACGTATTTATATTCTTTTTTATATAGATAAATGTAAACCATACATCTGCTACCAATCCAGAAATAGAAAAGAAAAATAAAATCTTTTCTATTGGTGTTTTTTCTTCTTTCTTATAAAAATAAAAACTAAGCAAAGCAAAAAAAGGTATTGCTATCATATCACCATAATGTACGAGTTTCATACTTTATTATTAGAATTAAGGCGAACCACCAATTTCAAGTGGTTGACGCAATCCATCAAATTCAATAGTAGAGTTATTCCATGGTCCTACACTTCCTTGAGGATTGGGTGGCTCCGACCGCAACTGCAAGTTTGCATTACGCATGGTTGATCCAACCGTATTGATACCAATCATGGAGCCTGCCTGAAGAAGGTTGACACCCTTTAACATTCCTCCTCCTTGAGGATTCAAAGAAGCCCATTGAGAATTTGAATCATTTGGTAAAAGTGCGCTAGGATCATCTAACTTGGATGACTGTGCGCCATAAGTATTTGTTTTTACACCATTGGCATTCGCATATGTATCTTCTCCTAAAGAAACAGGAGAAGGTGTATACCATCCTCCTTGAGTAGAATTCAAAGACATGTTATCTTTTGTTTTGTGAGATCCACTTTTCCATAAAAAAATGCCTAAAACAATCAATGCCCCAACCACTAAAAGAAGTTCTTTATTTTTGCCAAGATTCATTATATATTAGAAAACATAAAATTTATTCGTCCAATTCATATGTTATTCTTAATTCTTCAGCAATGGCCTTGGCTCTTTCGGCTTCTTCTTTCATGGCATTTGCTTTTTCTAAAGCCGAACGATACACCTCATTTGGGGATTTTAAAGTAATGGTCTCCAAAACATCTATTTTTACTTCTGGTTTTTCTATTTTTTCTACTTTTTCTGATTTCTCCTTAACTTTGTGTTTGATCAAACAATTTGTAAAGGACTGTTTTTCTAAAACCATAATTTGACGTACATGAATCATTACTTGAAAACACTTTTGGTTAAATTTAATTCCTGAAATATCTAATATCGAAATTAATTGTGAATTTTCCTGAATACTTGTCAATGGTACTGGTATTTCATCTTCATTATATACTTGCACCGTATCTTTGAAATGTTTTCCTTGAATGTATCCCCTCACCATGTACTGATTTCCTTTTACTTTCAACAAAGGTATAAATGCATTTTGAATATCTTCTACTTCCATATCATCTCCTATAAACCAATGATCCTTCTTTTCAAATAATAAAGCTTGTAATCTTTCTTCTAAAGCATTCATCCAATCAATAAAATTGGAATTCGCAGAAGTAAATAAAAAATCTAACATCCCTTTAGTAACACCTTGTTTTGTAGTACAAGATGGTGTATAAACATACAAAGGGTCATCTTTTACTGTATAATTTAGTTTGGTATAAAAAGATCCACCAGCTAATGCAGTAGGTGAACCTAAATGTAGGGTTGAAAAATCAAATTGATCCGTTGCATGATGAATCATAATTTTCTTTTTTATATTTTTATATGCAAAATACACGCATAAAAAATAAAAAAGAAGAATATGTTGAATCAATGTTTAAATTTATTAAAAAGAGAAGATGTAAAACAAGAAGTTAAGCAAATTTTAGTTCCCTTTTTAGACATTTTATTGGATAAATGGAAACCATACATTTGGACCGGATATTTTCTTTTATTGCTTAATTTAACAGCTACCAGCCTTTTATTATTCCAGCTTCAAAAAAAATATTTTCTTCGTTAATATCATGACTTCCAGAAAGAATAGAACACACAAAAACAGACGTGGAGGAAACTTTACACTTGCTTCCTTAGGAAGAGCTGCCATGGATGTTCTTGTACCCGCCAGTTTATTTTATGCTACGAAACGTGTTCAGCGTGGACGTAGTGTCAGAAAGGTCATGCGACGCCGTTAAAATCCATCTTCAATTGTACGATTACCACCTCTAGTATTTAAAAATCGCAATTGGTCAGGTGTGGTGCATACACAACCATTTCCGGTAGAATAAGAAGATCTTTTGCAACATTCTGGACTTGATTTATTATTGGCAAATATGAACATTTCATCTGGTTGTTCTTTGGTTTCAGGTAAAGAATAAGGACCATCCCAAGGAATTTGTCCAGATTGTTTCCATTGAGTTACAGATTCAAACCCTTCCTTAAAACAAGAAGAACATAAACTAAATCCTATGACGCCAAGTAAAAGGAAAAAAAACAATAGAACTACTCTTGACTTCATAGTATAATGAAATATATTTTCCTTAACTATAAACTTTGAAAATATTCATCTCCTTCTGACATTTTATTAGGCACATACTCTGACAACTTTACGCATTCATATGTAGTTGGTGTCACAGAATAAATAATACGTTTTATTTTATAATTACATAACGTACGATAACACGATTGACATGGTCGAGAATCAATACGATTCCCAGTTCGTGTTAATCGAACAACGTAAAAAGAAAGACGTTTACAATCTTCGGTGACCTACATTTTTCAATGCATTGCGCAATGCATCAATTTCTGCATGACAAGAACAACACTTTGATATGATGCCGTCTTTGGAATAATTGCGTTGACTGTTATACCCTTTAGAAACAATCTTACCATGAAGTACGGCAATACAACCATGACGGTAATGCATGGTAGATTTTTCAGCACAAATTTGTGCTAATTCCAAAAACCGTTCGTGACGCATACTTTAACGTCTCACTGTACGTTTAACCTTTTTTCTTTTTGTTTTTTTACCTCCATCGTATTTTTGCATTAAAGATGAAATGATAGCTTTACTATCTACGAAAGATTGAACTAACTGATCTTTTTCTAATGTATAGGCTGGTTCATTCATTTCTATACTGATCCGTGTTTCTTTACCAGGAAATATTTTGTTACTATAATCTTTTAATAATTCTGGTAAAGTAAAAGCTGTTTTAGTCAGTCCTGGTAACTGTAAATCAAACATAGATGTACACATTACACCACCACCCCTAGTTTCATTCACAGTACCAGCTTCATACAATCCATTTGGATCTACAATACATGCTTGTTCTGGATATTTTGATTCTACTACTAAATTCAAATTATGACCACCTCCAGATACTTTACGTATATTTACAGAAAAGGAAATTAATTCTTTTGTATCTATCACTGATTTTATAGAAGCTACTTCTTGTGCAATTACTTCATGAACGTTAAGATAAGGATGATCCGTTAATGGTTGGAAATTATAATTTTCTAAAGAATCTACACTATAACCAAATGTACTCATTGATATTTTTGAACCTAAATAATTGTTTGCATCTGTTATAATTTTAAATTTTTTTTTATAAATATCATTTATTTTTTTGAAATAATGTGTCTGAGCTTCTGGAGAAGCTAAAAAACTAAAAGAATTCCATACACATATATTCTTTTCATTTATATTCATTACCATATTTGGTATTATTGGATTTCCATTCGGATAAAAATTGGATATTGCGGTTGTAAAAGTATCTGTTGAAAATGTTTTAGAAGATAAGGATGGTGTAATCGCTAAAAATAATGCTACTGTTGCTAGTATATTTCTTATTTTTACACCACCTTTCATGGGAACCTTTTGTTTCAATTGTATCAAAGTTAATTGTTTTCTATAATCTGACAAAAAAGGATAAAATAAACTACCTTCTTCTGCCTTTGTCAAATCAATTAAATCTTCTGGATAATCTTTATTGAATGCTTGTATAATTAATTCTAATTCTTTATACAAAAAGATACGTCCCTTAATATCTTTTTCTCGAGCCGTTAGTAAAGAGAATTCTTGTAAATTAGTAATCAGGGCTTCCAGACAAATTGTTTTTTGTTTGATAGCATCTACTTTGGTTAAATATTCTTTTACAATTGTTTGATGAGATGTATTTTTTGGGTCATACAATTGATCCTGATGTAATTTTTCTAATGCTTCTTTGTATACATATTCTTCGTTACCATTCACGTTAACAATAGCGTTTGTATCTTCTAAATAAACAATACGACCAACTTTATCTTTTAGTAAAGGATGATGTAATCCATTTATTTTAACTAAATTATTTATTTGAAATGTTTTACTTTGTCCACTTTCATGTAAATTCGGTAATTCATCTTCATCCATATTATTATAAATAATAATAGTATGAGAAAATCTAGGAAATGTGGCGGAGGGAAATGTAGTTCAAATTATTGCACCCCTAAAACCCAAGAAGAACTTGTGGATCAAATTTATAAAGATTATAATGGACATGTCCTTTCACAAATGGCAAAAGGGTTTCCACTTGAAGATCCGTTTAATCCATCTGTTCCACAAATGGTATCATTTGTACAAGAACATTGTGGTGCCAATAACGGCGATAAAATATGTTTGAGGTTGGGTCACAAAAGATTTTTATTTAGTGAAATTGCTAATCTTGTAAAAGAAAAACTCACGAAAAATAATACAAAATCAGGTGGTCGTAGACGAAAAACTAGAAGAGTACGTTAATCTTTTAGTATATATTATTTGATTTAATAAGTATCCAGTTCATTCCATGGATCATCAATTACATTTGGTGGCAAAGTAGTTAAATCTAAATGGTTCTATGTTTGACACGTTTTCCATCTCCAAATCATAATTTGTAATAATCGTCTGCACAATATCGATTTAATCCAACATATTTGTCTATTTTTTTACATATTTCATTGCTGTTTTTACAACGATGTAAATCGTATAAAAAATTATATTTTTTCGTGTATTTATCTGATAAACGATAACAATTGGTTCTATTTCACGAGTCAATTTATACGTTTCCCAAATAATCCTCCTTTTCTTGTACGCATAAATTATCTTAGATATAAATATGCGTACAAGAAAAACGAGAAAATCTAGGAAAGGTGGCGGTTGTACAACTACTTATTCTACGAATGACTATGATAGTGCTCGTGATCTTATGCAAGACATTTGGAGTGAATATAGAAGTTCATCTATTTGGGATGAATATCAAAAAAATGGATATGCAAAAATACCAACTTATGAAAAAGTATTGGAATTTGTACAAGGTCATTGTCAAAGAAATCATGACGATCATAAACCTGACATGTTTGATTCAGATTATAAAGAGTTTAAAATGAATATTATTGCTAAGATAATACATGCTAATGCAGTAAGGGGGTTATCAAACCAATTTGATCCGAAAATCTTACCCAAAGTTTATCCGGAAGACATCCTGAAAGGTGACCATGTTGCGACACTTGGTGGTAGACGAAAGCGTAAAAAAAGTAAAAAAGTAAAATAACTCTAAATGCTTGAACGCATTCGTTTCGGTTTTATTTTACATAGATATGAGAAATGGCTTATCACCCATAGAATCAATAACAATAACAAAACCGGAATACTTTTCGCAATAAAATACATGATAGAAAATCCTGGTTCTGGTTCATGATCTAAATTTGTCCATGAAATAAGTTTATCCGATATAATTTCGGCAAAAGGTGCCAATTTATTTTCACGATTTTTATACCATGTTTTTCGATTATCTGTCATTGGAAATGTTTGATAACATAATGGTTTATAATACATATAAATTGGTAATACCTTAGATATGTAACTATCTATACACCCAAGATCGCCTTTTATTTTATTATTGTTATAATCATTTATTAATTGTTTTCTAGACAAAGAAGAATAAATATTAGCATGTGCTAATACACCAAAGACGCGGTAATGATACATATCTATGGGTAGCGCAATAAGTGGATTTGATCCTAATTGATAGACAAATGAAGTATCTCTTTTTAAAAAAGTATCTACATGTCTTGTATGATTCGATACTTTTTCTGAAAATAAAAAGTCATCCTCTAACACTAAAATATGATTGTATTGTTTTGCATGTTTAAAGACTTCCATGTTTGCATCTATTATATCATAGGCAACCGATTGCATATGTAATTTTTTGGGACATTTATTATACCCTTTATTATAAACAATGTATACTTTATTACTTGGATGATAGGTATCTAATTGTTTATAAATATGATCTAATCTACCATTTCCTTCTAAATGAAGAATATACGTAGCATCCACTTCTTTGAATAAACCATCATCAAACTCTATTAATTCAAATCGATAACACATACTATCACCTTCGTTTTTTTATTTTTGGTGTAGATTGACCCTTTGGTGCTGATGTTTGAAATATTTCATTCGTAAATACTTGCATCAACGTATACATTACTACTACTGGAATAATAAAAGAAGTAAAAATAGCAAATCCAGCAATATAAACACCTAACCCAAAAGGAAAAACTGGAGTAGGTATCAAAATAAAAGCAAGAATAATCATTGCCAACATAATGGCAATGATGGCAATTAATATATTATTCAAAACGACCATGATATTCAAAATGCCTGAAATGGTAATATTATAAATATTCATAGCAGTATACAATGCAGTAAGGGCAACACCATTTAATTTAGCAATCATATCACGTAAATGAATAATCATTTCAACCAATGGAACTATAAAATAAACAATTTTATCAAATAACTTTGAAAAAATGCCACCAAGTTGATTTTTTAACCATTGAATAAAAGCCATAATCGCCATAATGGCAGATAAAACTGCATCTATAAATTCAATAATGATATACATGGCAAATTCAAATGGCATTAAAGCAATGCTAAATACAGCAGATACATCATGTTTAATGCAATAAGAAAAATTAGTTACTGTAGTATCTATACTCGATGTGCCTGGTTCTGGCATGATCATTCCCGCAAAAGGCATGTAAATGGGGTTACATCGATGTAAATTCCAATTTGTTTTTACTTGAGCCATTACAGATTGATACCCAGTATATCCTGTAATCATAATGGTTACAATAATTAATCCAATACTAATACATACATCGCCACCATAACGTTCAAAATATCCTCTATTTTTATATAATTCGTTTATTTTCTCCATGGTGTTAGACTATATTTTTACACATTTACTTTCGACGTGTCCATTCTTCGTTTACATTGTTCATGTTCTTGTATTCTATGCAAACTTATTTCTTTCCTATTGCCTTAATCATAGCACCTGGAACACCATTCCACATACTTTCAAATGTGTACTGAACAGCAGTCATAATATATAAAATAGTTGTAATCATACCAGATAATTTTCCTTGAACATCTAATAATTTTAGTACAATTAAATTAAATTCAACAATTACATTAAGAAAAACACCGTAGATGGATCCTATAATATTGGATACACTAAAGGTCATCCAGGAAGATTGTTCTGTAGAAGCCATTAAACTACCATTGATATCCCCCATCATATCTACCGTCATACTTTGTAAATAATTCAATGGTTGAAGAATAGTTGGTGCAAAAGAAGACATGAGAGTTTGAACACAATAAGAAAAATTATCAGAAGTATTCACATCAGATCCTTCTGGGTTAAAATAACTTGCAAACGGCATCATGATTGGATTACACCGATTTGCGCTCCAATTTAATTTTACATTTTTCATTGTATTTGTAAAAGCGTCAATCATTGGAAAAATGGAAAACAGGACAATAATAAAAATAGATTGTATCCAATCCGAAAACATATAAAATAATTATATTATATGTTTATTCATTATTTTCATACGTTTACTTGGATTTTTTTTACGTTTTATGGATTTGTTTTTTCTAAAAATTGGTTTGATCCTTATTATATTTACATTAATTTGATAACGGCAATATCATGGTCTTTATTTAAAGATGAATGTATCATTTCATTAGTTTCTAAATGGCACAATGATCCTAGTTATCAAATGGGAACAGATACAGAACCCAAAGATATACTGTATCTATTTGGAAAAAAATACTATACCCTCATGAAAAGTATACATAAAATATTTATGTTTCTAAAATCGGCAAGCACCTATATTGTCTTACAAAGAATGCATTATCCCTATAGTTTACAAGTTAGTTTATTGTATCTCTTTTTTTCTTTTATCAAAATAAATTCTAATCTATATCGCGGGTCTTTTTTTCTTATATTTATATTTATAATTTTCAACTTAAAAGGATCGCGACATTACTAAGTATGTTCGCGTAACTCAGCTGGTTAGAGTGTGGGTCTTATCAACCTAAAGTCATCGGTTCGATCCCGATCGTGAACATCCTACCCGGTTAGCTCAGTCGGTAGAGCGCTAGACTTTTAATCTAGTGGTCAAGGGTTCGAGTCCCTTATCGGGTGTTTAATCACTATCATAATTTGTATCTTTCAATATTATGATTGCTTTTTCAATGCGTTCTAATAATTGGATTAATGATTCATGTAATTCTTTGTTTTTTTTTAATTCTTCCGATATAAGTGTTTTTTTCGCTTGAAGTACTTCCATGTCGTATTCTTTGAACGTTTGAAGAATGCGATCCATATTATAACGTCTTATAATATGGATAGTGCCATTATTGTGTTGATCATTACACAATCTACGAATTTAGTATTTGGTATATCTAAAATGATTTTAAAATCAAAATGTAAAATGTGTAAATGTTTCGGTTGTGAAATCATACGCGATGTAGAGTTAGAAGAAAAAGAGGCAGAGTTTGATGCAATTCATACGGTGAAGGAATGAATTATAAATTAAAATTGTAATAATTTGTTTTGTGTTCTTTGTATCCATACGATAATTCGGGGTCAATTGCTTTTCCGTCTTCTATTGTAATAATCTGATATCTTAATTTTGCTGGTTTTAATAAAAAAGCAAAACCCGTTTGTTCAAACAATGTATTGTATGCTTTTAAAAAGGAGTCTTTTGTTTGAAAACACATGGCTGGCATTTGTACACCATATTGCATAACAATAGAACTATTATAATTTTTTGCTTGGTAAGACAAATTAGGATAACCAATGGTCATATTTTTTTTATTATAATCAATCATTTCATCCATGTCTGGTGTATGAATAATATCATTGTAAGACAAGGAATGTAAAAAAGCAGAGTTACCCATGATATTGACTAATTCTTCCATTTTTGTAGCTCGTATGTGATTGCTTTCAATCTTATCTACCATAATAATGACTTTTCCTAATAAAGAAGATAATGGTTCTGACCCTAAATTTTTACCTTTGTTTTCATAACTGTGATCATTAGATAATAATTTAGAATTTAAATATTTGATTAATGCATCCGCTAAATCATCATAAACTTCTATATGATTTGTTTTAATGCGAAAATGTAAAAATAAAGGATCAAATGGGTTTGGACAATGTTCCGTCGACATGGAATTGCTTGTAGCCTTTTCTGAAATTAATTTAATAACACTATCAATTGATAAAGAATTGTAAGTTCCTTTTTCAGTAAAACGTGTAGAATTCGATGTTGCCACTACGGCTTTACCATCGACTTCATAGACTTCAAAATCTAAACAACGACAACCTTGTTTAATAACATTTTCCAAAGCACATAAATTAACCCAATCATTTTGAAATTCACCCGTAGAACAACTATTGTAAGAGGATTTAATATAATAGTCGCGTAATTTTTCTTGGTACCGTTTATCTTGTTTTCCAATACCATTGATGGGTGCGATAGTACTAGAAGAACATGAGCCTTTGGCAAATTGTTTTATCAAATACACAATTATCCAAATAATGATGACAAGACAAAGAACACGTACAAACATATCAAAATCATTCATATTCTATGTTTGTAATAAAATTGAATTGTCTTTTCTCATTTTTATCGGTAACATGAAAGAGCTAAAGGTTGATGTTACTCAACTTCGTGTTTACGAAAATGGTGAAATTGAACGATTGTCAAAATCAGGTGATTGGAAACTTATTCATAATTCAGCAAATCATAATCAAGGTTATAATGTTATTTTGATTCAAAAACGTCAATACATGCGCAGTCGTATCATGGCCATGACGTTTTTGAATGTTGATGCATCTAAAAAAATATTGATGCATCATAAAGATGGTAATAGGTTAAATTGTGCCTTAACCAATCTTAGTGTCGAAACCCATCATTCTATTCGATATACTTAAGTTTTACTTCAATAAATTATATTTTTTGATTTCTTCTTCCGTAGGTGGCTTCGATAATGCTACATATTTGCGTCCATTTAAATCGGCATCACCGGTTGCATACAATTGATATTGTTTATCTTTTTTCAATTCATGTGTGTTGGTCACGTAAGATTGATATTTGGCAGATTCACGAATCACAGAATACATGTCCATCGTTTACTTTAGTTAAAAAAAAAATCAATTTTATAATCTTGAAAAAATATTTTGTAACTTTTTTTGATAATAATTTTGAAAATAAACAAATGTAACTACAAACGTAGTATCACCAGATAATTCTTTTACTTTTTCGTGTTGAAACCCATATATTCCATTCATTGGGAATGGAATCAACGTTACAATGTTTCGAACAATATAAATAATAATGCCTAAAAACCAAAAATATAAAATTAATTCTACAATAGTTATCCAGCGTGGTTTTTTATTTTCCGCTTCTGCATCAAATTCACCTAAATAAATATCACACAATCTAGCTAAAACAATGCCACATACTAAATAAATAGATGTAATAAAACCAATATCTATTATTTTAATCGTTCGTATAGCTATTTCTTTTTTGTAATTCATATTATATGTAAATAGATCTTTAATGATTCTACTATTTTTTTAGATAATTTTCTCTTTTTTTCACCATACGTAAATATATCCAATAAAGTTGGCGTTTCTTTGAATTGTTTTATTAATTCATACATTGTTCCATAAACGTCTAATAATGATTTGGCTGTAACTGTACTTACACCTGGTATTTGAGACAACATCAAAATGTCAATATTTTCAGGTGTTAATTTATCCTTCTTTTTTATTTTTATCATAGAAATGTAATCTTTATCTGTAGCTTCTTTGTTTACTTTGTCTACTAGTTCATTGAGATAATCAACCGTTCCATCCAATCCCACGGTATGCATAATAGAAAACCCGTGAAACCATAAACTCAATAGCGCAGATTCTAAATTCTTTTTAGGTAAAGAAGTTGGAGTATCCATCGATCCTTCAATCAAATAAACAATACGATGAGGTGGAAGGGTTGATTCCAATAACCGATATTGTTGTTCTTGATAACGACCGTCACAAATACTGGATGCTAAATCCGCAATTGTTTTACGTTCCAACAAAATAACAGTTTGTCCCTCTTTTTCAATAGAAATGTCACCAATCGTCATTTGTTTTGATTCGGCCTTCATACGTGCTAACAATGCGTGTTCTCGACAATCGATATACAAGGTCATTCATTACTTATAAAGACAATCCATTTAAATCCTTTCTTTTGTACTTGTCATCATACTACCATATTGTACAGGTCGTTTTTCAATGTCACTATAATCATCGCGTTGAATCACTGTAAGGGGGTATAATACGTACCATCGATCACGTTGTTGTAATTGTTTCCATTGAATATCAATGGCAAATAGTTTCACATTATAATCACTTAATAAATATCCTACACTTTTCTTAAAACAATGTAATAACGTATCGTAATAATGTTGCTTCACAATATAACCGGTAGTCGTTTGTGCATTGAATACACGAAGACATCCCTTTTCTTTATCAAAAGGTGGCCCCATATTGGTTCCTAACAATAAAACATCCCAAACAATAGAACTAGATAAAAAAGTATTTAGTTGTGAATGAAATATATTTGGATCAGTAAATTCAATATCATCTTCTACAATACACATAAACGGTAGATTTTGTTCTTTTGCCAATTCTAAACAACGTATGTGACTCATACCACAACCAATTGCCCCTTGTTTACATTCTACCGCTTCAATACGTATTCCTGTACATCCAATCGATTCAATTTGTTGAAGAACATGATCATTGCGATCTGTTCGATGATTCAAATTAATATAAAATATGTTCATACTTATTAATAGATACTAATTTTTATATAATGAAGCAAATGTTATTTTGAATACTCTAGGAAACTAATATTATAATATAGTATGGCAGATAGAGATGGATACGATCTTTCTGGTTCACAATTTCCACGAGGTCAATACGTATTAGATACAAATGACAAATTATTGCAAATTATAAACCAACCAGGTAAAGATGATTTTCGAGTACTATCATTTTCAAATAAATCTATTTTACTAGTGAAAAGAACTGTATTCAATAAAAAATTAACTCAAGAAGAAGGTATTGAACGTGTAAGATCATTATTTGGACGTATTCCTCCAGATGTGGAAAGTAAATATACGGTAGGTAAAAAAGTAAAAACTAAATTCGATGAAATTGGAACAATTGATGAAATCACTTTACCTTATTTTATACGCGTAAAAATGGATGATGGCACGGATGATACCTATTTCAACGATGAAATTACATTAGTTGAAAACACCGGTGCTAAAGGAGGTAAATCAAAACGAAGACGTTCTAAACGTAGAAAGAATAAACGCACAAAGAGGGTTAAATAGATAGTAAGATAGATAATCAATGGGAATTCCAAGTTATTTTTCGTATTTGTTACGAAAACATCCTTATATCATTACCTCTTTACAAAAAACCGATAATTTATATCTAGATAGTAACTCTATCATTTATGATATAGTTTCTAGCATGGATGTAGTGGATGAACCCATTTTGATTCAAAAAGTATGTGAAAAGATTGATTCGTATCTTTCTTTGGTAAGTCCGAAACGTGTATTTATTGCATTTGATGGTATTCCGCCTATGGCGAAAATCAAACAACAAAAAGATCGTCGGTTCAAAAGTTGGATTCAACAAACTATGTCCAACTCTTCCGTTGGTTGGAATACCATGCAAATTACACCTGGCACATCGTTTATGAATCAGTTGGATGCCAAGTTACACCTTTATTTTAAATCACATACGTCTCGTTATGAATCTTTTCATTTATCTACCAGCAAAGAACATGGTGAAGGAGAACACAAACTTTTTTCATGGATTCGTGAACATCCTGAACTTCATAAAGATCAAAAAACTCTTATCTATGGGCTTGATTCTGATCTCATCATATTAAGTTTGCATCATTTACAATACGGTGAAATACGTCTTTTGCGTGAAGCACCAGCATTCATGTTGCAAGATCGTGAGTTACACGTACTCGATGTACCTAAACTAGCCGATAGCATTCGTGAAATCATTGGAGAAACCAAATTATCGGATTATATTTTCATGACTCTTTTTTTAGGAAATGACTTCATGCCTCATTTTCCAGCTCTCAATCTAAGAACGAATGGGTTTGATACGTTGTTTCGAACATATACCTCTACAGTAAAAGAAAACGAACATTTATTTGATGGTGAAATACAATGGCCTATCGTTCAAAAATTCATAAAAGCACTTTCCCTACAAGAAGAAAACATCATTATCAAAGAATATTATTCCAGAAATCGATTTCATGTAGACGCTTCTACGGAAGAAAAACGGTTACAAAATTTACCAATGTTACAACGCGAAAAAGAACATTTTATTAATCCTACCAAAAAAGGATGGCAACAACGTTATTATGATTCTTTTTTTAAAGTTCCAAAAGAAGTCATTTGTAATGAATATGTTGACATGTTAGCTTGGAACATGCAGTATTATACTACCGGATGCACCAATTGGAAAATGTATTATTCTTTCATGTACCCACCTTTACTAGAAGATTTAGTGCACTTTATTCCAACTACTCTTTTGATTCATCCCAATGAAGAACGTTTCAACGAAAGAGAATTGTTAATGTATGTTTTACCTCCGATTTATTATAAGTTCATACCAGAAGGTATGTCCAAAGAAAGCATAATTCCTACATTAGAATGGTCTTATTGTCGATACACATGGGAAAGTCATGTACGTTATGTTTTATAAACTTGATCGACTACACTTTTTAATTGTTTTGTATTGGCTTCAGTTGTATTTTGCAACGTTTGTACTTTATTTTGTAAAGCTAACAATGCATCTACATCTTTTTTTAAGGAATCTAAATTGGATTGATTTTTTTTAGCTAACATGAGACATGTTTGTTCATCATAATTTTCATACCCTTCTTTTTTGGATAAATAAAAATGAAAAAAAAGAAGTGATAGTAACAATAAAATGACCCAATACATATTATATATTTTGTTTTTATATTCTATGGAAAACGCTAGTTATAAAGTTTTACATTATAAACCAGCCATACAAAAAACAACAAATCAATTAGTTTATGTACCTAAATCCGTAAAAACGGTATTAGATTCTTCTTTTAACCCTCAATTTCCTACTTCACGTCCTTTACAACATTATCGTAAAATCGGTTCTTCTTCCTCTCATACAGCAAACGTTCCTTATACTCCCACGGATTGTAACCCATGTGTTCATTCTAGACGTGTAGGAACAATGTTTAAAATGCTTGGCAAAAAAGATAATGGTATGCAAAAAACAGTATGTTGTCAACCTGGCAATGTTATTAGTTTTAGTGGCAATGCTAACATTCGATCCGGATCTACCAATAAAGGAAAAGGTCCAGAATATTATTTTGATTATGCTATGTTTTTAAAACGTCGCGGTCATTCATTTGCATCGAATTCTACCATTCACGGTATTCCAGGTATTGATTATACAAAATATCCAGATGGAACACCGAATGATAGTAGTCATTATGCAGAAAATTCACCAACAGAATCGAATTGTACACGCACTATTTTTAAACCAAATAATCCTTCCTTTTCTAAACAAGGTCCAGTTGATGGTGGTAGTTACATTGCACGTAAAAAATATAACGCGATTACTACCAACAACGCATCGTTTGTCAAACCATGGGGTGTAAAAATGGGTTATTCCGAAGAACCAGTTTTTTTTAGAAAAAATAAAATGTTTGTTTGTAAACATTCAAATTGTGAATGATCTAGTGATGAATAATACAAAAAGAATAAGGATAACAAGATAACACACAATTCTTACATTTATATAATAAAATGGTTGTGCCTGTTCATTTTCAGAAATTTCATGTACTTGATCTTGATGTATTTGATGTACTTCAATATCTATGTTACATAAAGGACAACGTTTTAATTTAGGATAACAAAGTGCACATACTTTGTGATGACATGGAAATGCAATAAAATCAGTACAATCTTCAAAACAAATGATGCATTCTTCCATAAGTTATCTTTCGTTTTCTATTTATGTTTTTTCTTTTACGGGTTGCACGTTTACCTCCCATGCATCTTTTACAAGAACCCTTTCTTGTATAAGTGTCTATCAATTCATTTAATTTATCTTTTACATATTTCATAGCATCTTTTATATCTATTCCATATTTTTGAATCGTATCTTCAAACTCAACTGTACCATATTTTTGTGCTAACTGAAGTATATAATAATCTTGTGCGTAATATATCATTTCTGTTTGTGTATCAATTTGATGATCATTTTCTGGTTTACCCGTGTAAAATAAATAAGTATCATCTTTAACATTTCGTTGAATCGTACCATTTGTATAACCAATAATTTCTTCTACTGTCATTTCTTCTACATTGGCTGACATGGGTAATACATTTTGATCTGTAAAACAATTTAGTTCATATAAATCAATATCTTTATCAAATCCCATTTTACTATATAAAAAATAACCTGCTATATTATTATATCCACTTGCAAGTTCTAAAATAACTTTTTTAAACCCCTTTTTTTTAATACAATATAAAAAAGAACCTAATAAAAATTTACCTTGAATTTGTTTTGGTTTTGTACAAATTAAATTTAAAGAATATACACCGGTAAGTTGTTTGCATTCTTCATATTTTGAAATTAAAAACCCAGAAATTGCATTTAATTTTTCTTCATCAGTACTATGCGGTAATGATGTATCGATGGCAATAACAATATCATACTGTGGATCATTTTTTATTCCCAAAATAGTATTTTTAGAATATTGTTCTCCAATTTGTCGACATGTTTTTAAAGCAATATCAAAACTTGCTTGTCTTGTTAATTGTGGTGGTTGTGGTGTAGGTCTCCACCATTGATAAAATTGTTTGTGATTCATAAGGGTATATGGTATAGAAATATGCGTTTGATATTCTTGTACTAGAATATCTGTAAATAATGTAAGTGGAGCTTCCATTTGTGGGATTTTAGGTAATGGTTTACCAAGTGGACGAAGCATACAATAACTTTAGGAAATAATATCTTTGTAAAGTATGCAACCAGTTCATTTTACAGGAAATGCAACACTTAATAAAACAAAAAAATATAAATGGGACATTATGTTTACACCTGGAAAAACACATCGTGTAAAAGCAAAACTTTTCATAGATAAAAAAAAAATAAATTTTGATATTGATATTAACGTACATGGAAATAAAATGGATGTAGACGGTTACAAAATAGTAGAAGGTAAAAAAATCCCAGTTTCTTTTAAAAATGTAGATATAAAAAAATATAAACCTATGCTATGAGCAAAGCAAGGATAATTGGTGCAGGATCCGCTGGAAGTACCATTTATCATTGTAATGTAAACTTAAATACGGCTGGAGGAAATAAAAAACAAGGGTTACCATTTCAATTAGATCGTCGTACGTTTCAACATCGTGCCGTCAAACGTCTTGCTACGGGTGACAAACGCGATTATATTTTTACATTGAATCAATTAGGTGGCATAGGAAGAACAAAATGGTATCCTCGCGATGGCATTCATCCTCATACCCCCTATAAATATTAGGCATAACCTCCATAAGGAATAGTAGAATTTGTAGAACCGGTAGAAGCACCTTTTTTTTTAGGTGCAACTGATCCTGCGTTACGTGTACGTATCAATGCTTGTTTGACGTCATTTCCATTACGTGTTGCAAATTGCGTTCGCAAGTTACCAAGAGAAGCAACACGCAATGATGTTCGTTGTGAACTGTCCATGACACCTACCTTTGCTATACGATTCTGTTCTACTTTTTGAACGACCATTGCTCTTTTGGCAGAAAAGCTTTGATCACGCGAAACGGTAGCAGAGGCTAACGTGGTTGTTCCGGAACGAAACATTCCGATAGATCTTGCAGGGTTTTTCACATTTTCAATGAAAGGGGTAACAATAATGGCAGTACTTGCGGTACCAACATTTTGAATTATATAATTACCAATTTTAATTTTATTTCCTATTAAAAATATAGTATTATTTATATAAGAATTAATACCATCTGAATACAACATTACATTTACATTATTATTACTAAGTATAACAGGATTATCAGTCGTTGGTAATAGGAATATAGTTTTACTATCAATTGGTAATTTACTTAAATCATATAATGTATTTATAGGGCAAGATGTTGCATATATTGTTGTTGATGATTCTAAAATGGTTTCGTCAACTTTTGTAAATACGTTTGGTAAAATGCTAATTTTTATAAATTTATTTGCAGGTATTGTTTTCAAATAATTTTCAAGAATTTTTAATTGTTCTTTTGTTTTTATTACAGTAGGAATGGGCATACTTTGAGTAAGTATGGTTGGTGGCTGTATTGTATCAATTTGTGATAAAAACGTAGCTGATGAAGAATATAATTCAATAGTATTTACATTAGGTACAGTTATTGTTACATTAACCGTATCTGTTGAACTAGAATAAAATGTTGTATCCAAAATACCATTGTAACCTAATTTATATTGTAAATGTAAAGGAGGTGTATACCACGAAAGAGTAATGTTTTGTCCGACAGTTACGGAAGATTCAGAAGTAAGCGTATCATAATAATATACAGTTGTAAAAGTCGGTGCAAGGAGACCATTGTATAAAAAAGCGATAGTTGCAGTAGTAATTTGGTTCCATATTGCAAAATCAAATGTATTATCGGTAGTTAAAAAATAAATAGTGGTTAATGGACAACTATCAAAAATACTATTATCATTTGTAATTGTGAACGTGGCAGGCACAACAAAAGAAGACAAATTTGTTCCAGAAAATGCACTATTGCCAATGGTAGTTAATGTGGATGGTAAAGTTACTGAAGATAAATTTGTACAATTATTAAATGCGTAAGGTGATAATGTAGTTAATCCAGAACCATATAAATTTACACTTGTTAACGTATCAATATTCATAAAAGTTTCATCAATAGTAGTAAGATTCAAAGTATTAGATAAATTAATTGTTTCTAATGGACATCCCTTAAATATACTATCACCACTATAAGTTATTAATGAATAAATATTTGTATTGGATAAATTTAAATGTGTCAAATTACAATTGAGAAATGCATCATTACCTATTGTAGTTAATGTGGATGGAAAAGTTACAGAAGATAAATTTGTACAACCAGAAAATGTAGAATTACTTATTGTAGTTAATCCACTTGGAAAAGTTACGGAAGACAAATTTGTACAATTATTAAATGCGTAAGGTGAAAGTATAGTTAATCCAGATCCAGAAAAATTTACACTTGTTAACGTATTGTAATTTAAAAAAATAGCATCATTCATACTAGTAAGATTTAAAGTATTGGATAAATCAATTGTTTCTAATGGACATCCTGTAAATGTATTTGTAAATGAGGTAATTTTTGTATTAGATAAATTTAATACTTTCAATTTACAATTAGTAAATGAATTTATATTAATCGTAGTTAATCCAGTTGGAAAAGTGACAGAAGATAAATTTGTACAACCATAAAATTCATTGTTACCTATTGTAGTTAAACCAGAGCCAAAAAAGTTTACACTAGTTAACGTAATTATATTTCTAAAAATAGCATCCATAGTTGTAAGATTTACAGTATTGGATAAATCAATTGTTTCTAATGGACATCCAGAAAATGAATCTGTAAGTGATGTAATTTTTGTATTGGATAAATTTAATACTTTCAATTTACAATTAGTAAAAGCATAACTATTAATCGCAGTTAATCCAGTTGGAAAAGTGACAGAAGATAAATTTGTACAATTATTAAATGCGTTAGATGGAATTTCAGTTAAACCAGAATAAGATAAATCAATAGATTGAATAGTAGTATTAAATAAAAATGCAGTTTGAATATTGACCACTTTTGGATCTAATATATATGAAGTTTGTGGTGTTATTACACCTGTAATCGTATATGTATTATTAAGAGTAGTGTAATTAAAAACAGACATTGGTGTATAATTTGGCATATTATATATTGATATCTTAAAAGTTATATTATTCAAAAAATTGATATGAACTTATTTTTATATCAACAAGAAATGCCTCATAAGTACAACCTCCGTAATTCTCAGTTTGATCAAGATAAATTTAATGAATTGCTCTCAGAAATATTCCCCTCTAAATATATGAAAGATAAACTAAAGAAGGGCTCGGAGGAGTCTGATTCTGAATCAGAATATGAAACGGAGGACTCTGAGTACGAGACGGAAACGGAAGAATCGGACGATGATGACTCTGATTATACGGAAGAATCCGACCCCATCAACGTAAACATTACCTTTACCGTAGGACAAGAAGAAGAATCTGACGAAGAAGAGATGGATGTTGAAAAAACAGAGGAGTTTTTAGGAAAGATTGAAAAAATGGTTCCTGAATTTTCCATGTATAAAGAATTGCCAATGTACAAGAAAATGCTAGAAACACAACAGGAAATGGCTAAAAAGACCAAATCAGCCAAAGAACGTACTGAGAAAAAGGAAAAAAGAGGTAACGAAACTAAATTTGGTGAATTGATCCAAAACAAACCGGCAAATGATCTAAAGTATTTTCAAGGACTTGCTTTAGATGAGCAACGCACACTTCTTACCAAACTCACTGCGTTGCGCGAACTAGACAAACAACAGAAACCCAACCGTATTCGATTGCTGGAATCTGACATACCCGATGAATACAAGTTGATTGCTTTTCAAAAAATGAATCAATTGAAACAAGGCAGTGACGGTGAAATTGGCAAAATTCGTGCGTGGCTAGATGGATTCATGAAAATTCCCTTTGGAAAATACCATACCCTTCCTATTTCCCTAAAAGATGGTCCAGAAATATGTCACGCTTTTCTCGAAAAGGCGAAACAGCAACTCGATGAATCTACTTATGGGTTGCAAGATGCCAAAACACAAATCATGCAATATATTGGACGTCTCATTTCGAATCCTCAAAGTACAGGAACGGCCATTGCTATCGAAGGACCTATGGGTACCGGGAAAACGACATTGGTGAAAGAAGGTATCAGTAAAATTCTGGGACGTCCATTTGCCTTTATAGCCCTTGGTGGTGCTACCGACAGCAGTACGTTTGATGGTCACATGATTACGTATGAAGGAAGTATCTGGGGTCAAATCGTAGACATTCTCATGAAGTGTCAATGCATGAACCCTGTGTTCTATTTTGATGAATTAGACAAAGTGAGCGACACCCCGAAGGGTGAAGAAGTGATCGGTATCCTCACACATTTGACGGATACGTCACAAAATGATTCTTTTCAAGATAAATATTTCAGTGGTGTTAATTTAGATTTGTCACGTTGTTTATTTGTCTTCAGCTATAATGATCGTTCCAAGGTGAATTCGATTTTGAGAGATCGCATGTACGTCATCAAGACGGAAGGGTATTCGACACCTCAAAAAACGATTATTGCGAAACAATACTTGTCCAAATCGATTCGTCAAAATATTTCCTTTACAGAACAAGAGGTGATCTTTACAGATCAAGCTATTCAATATATGATTGATCATTTTACTGGAGATGAAAAGGGTGTTCGTAACTTGAAACGATGTTTGGAAACTATTTATTCTAAACTCAACTTATTTCGATTGATGAAACCCGGTACAAACTTATTCACTTCCGATTTGCCGTTAACAGTATCTTTCCCTTTTACCGTAACACCAGATACAGTTCGTCTTTTACTGAAAATTGATGAAGTGAAAACGTCTTCTATGATGTACCTCTAAAAATTATACATTTGTAAAATCTAAATTAACAGTATCTTTAAAATAATTTTCGGTTAAATTTTTTATTAGCAAAGGTATACTTATATTACTAAAAGTAATCGTAATGTCTGTATTGGAAAGATACGGTTGATAAAAAAATAAAAAATTTTTTAAAATAAGTGGTGTAAACACTAATACATTTCCACGTAAAGTAATACTTCCTGAAATTGCTTTTTTTAATTCACCATTCGTTGGTCGTATTACACAATACGTATAATTTCCATCTTTAAATGCAGGCAAAGTGGATATCCAATAAGTAGCCTTTTTTAACATGTCTGTATATAAATTCGAAAATGTTTTTGTATCATCATTTATTACTTCTAGTATACTAGCATCATTTACTTTTTCTACAAAAAAATTATTCGTGATAATATTAGTTCCAACGATTGGATTACCTAATCGAAAAGATGTATTAAATTGAATAATTGGATATTTTATAATCGCATCGGTAGTCGGGTATTGATACCGTTTTATATTTTGTATGGGGTTACTTTGTGATGGTATATTATATTTTTGAATCAAAAAAAGAAGTGCATCACGTAAAGACATTTTAGTAATTAATTGTTTTAATTCAGGTAAGTACTTTGCTATTTCACAGGGAACAACATATAAACGATCGCCAAGTTTAATCGTAGTAGTTACTATATTATTTTTTTTTTTTGTTGCAGAAATAGTATTTGTTGTTGCTCTTGCTAAGGCAGGCGTTAATCCCGCAGTAGAACATCGGGCGAGTCCTATTTTACTATTTTCAATTGATCCATAATCTGCAGGTGATGCATTTAAAATAGTTACTATAAAAGAAGTATAAATTAAATATGCAGTAGATCTTAACGTTAATGTTAATTCTCCTGATGTAGTTATGGTTTGAGATGGCACCCAATTGTAATTTTTTGATTCATTCGTACGAATAATAGTATTATTTATTATTAAATTAAACACCTCATTTTGTAGATACGAAGACGAAACTTTTGCTTTCCATGATAATGGAACAGTAACAAAATAATTATAAAATCTATTCTTACCAGTAACGTCTAAACAATCAGGATTCAAATAAAAAGGATTAGTTGTTGCTGTAATCAATGAATTTTGGTCACATATATATTGTAATGTAAATGGTTGAGTTGCATTAGAAGTTAATGGAACAAGTATATAAGGGTACCAAGAATAAACCTGTTGTCCTGTACTAATAGTTCCTGTAGTAATCGTCGTGATGGTTGTGCCTTGAATTAAATTTACAGTATAAGTTAAGCTAGTAGCAAGAGTGGACAAAAAATTAATAACAATTGGATTTTCTTCAATCATTAACTGGTTATCATTTACTGTAATGTTACCAGCGTTGGAAGTTATTTTAAACGTACCACTATTTTTTGAAGTACTTAATGTATTATTTGTTACAATGAAATAAAAAGCGTCTATGTCTAATTCAGCACGTGTTAACACATTCGAATATGGCGTATAAGTATAAGTATAAGTAGATACACCTGTAAAATCCGCCAAAGTTATTGTTTTTGTGGCAGATACAAGTTTAAGTGAATAACTGTCATCTTTTTTACTTGACAAAATAGTAACATTTATTTGAATATCTGAAAGAATTGTATAACTAGATAATAATGCGTCTATTGTAATTAAATCTTGTATTTGAAAGGTGTCACTTTCTCCGTAAATAAAAGTTGTATATTTATTAGATTGTATATAAATTTTTATATCTGTTGAAAAATAAGACTGCAAATCAAAATTGTTTGGAATCCACGTAAAATTATTTATTTTTGTTGTTACTATAATGTTTCCGATTTTTATTAAATCTACACCTTTTTTTATATATAAATCGAGTTGATCTGACAGTGCTAAATACTTTAATATGTTATCACCATTCAATGTTAATGTTGTTTCAACCTGCGTATATCTATTTATATTACCAATGGGTGATATAGTTAAACAATTTTTATTAATAATTCCATCTAATGAATTGGTAAGTACCGGAATTGTACTAGATGAAACAATAGTATAAGTATTAGTTGGTATATTATAGGAATAAGGTGTCCAATTTATAGAAAAATTATTTAAATAATTACTAAGTGATCTTATATCAAAATAATTACCATTTAATGTAGTATTAATTGTGTTACTAGTATTTACATAATAATAATTTAATTTTATATTTACAGTAGCTTCTTCAATGCTATAATATGTTTTTGGTATTTCAATAGACAAAGTAGGATTCAGAAATTCTGTAGTAAGCGTTATTTTATGATTATCATCGTAATACAATTGAAATGTATACACTTTATTCAAAATTTTATTTAATGGAAAGAAATTATACAATTTATTACTAACAAGTGTAGTTGTTAATAAGATACGCGCTGAATCTGTAATATCATAAATATCGACTACATCAGTTGCATTGCCACTAGTTACATTCCATGTAAAATAACTATTTGAATAATTATATGGATAATCAATAATGAAATCAGATAATACCAACGTAGAACTATAAATAAGAAACATAGATGATGTGTATTGTACACCATTATCACCCATTATGACAATACAATATTGAGACGTATCATACCTTGCAAACGTAATAGTTGTAATGTCTAAATTGTATTCTGAGGTTGTAAGTGTAGTTGTATTAGTAAATAAAGATGTACCAGTGAATCCATTTGAATATTTATATAAATACACATTTGTGCTTTTAAAATTCCAATTGAATGCAATGGTATTATGACCTGTAGATTTGTAATAGGGACCTGTAGTTGTAAAAGTAATGGTAGGTTCCACAAATTGTACTGTGTAGTATACACGATGATCGTCATCATAATATAATTCAAACGTATAACTATTTGTACCCGGTGCTAATACATCGTAAGCAAAACTTTCAAGAGAAGCCAATATGCCAGAATATAATTGTGTTCTTGTTCCCTGTAACGTTTGATAAATATCGACTACATCAGTTGTATTACCACTAGTTACATTCCATGTAAAATTTTTACTTGCATAATTATTATATGGATAATCAATAATGAAATCAGATAATACTAACGTAGAACTATAAATAAGAAACATAGATGATGTGTATTCTATACCATTTTCATCCATCATAACAATGCAATATTCACAGGAAGAGTAACGTTGAAAAGTAATAGTTGTAATGTCTAAGCTGTAAGGCGATGTAATGTTTTCTGTAGTAGACAAAGCATCCCCATATTTATTTGACGATGCATATTGATACAATTTCACAGTTGAGCTAGTAAAATTCCAATTAAAGGTAATGCTAGTATTTGCAGTTTTGTTATAAGGTCCATTCGTTGTAATAGTAATAGTTCCTACTGTAAAAGTTACTGGTTTTGTAACAATATATGTTTTGTCGTTACTAAGTGTTCCCGTTACTTTTAATGTATATGATCCGGACGGAATAGTTTTATTTGCTATCCAAACAATCGGATTGGTTATATTTATTACATTATTACGAACTGTAGATATAAGTGAACTACCAGACATCAATTCAATAGTATAAGATATAGCGTCACCTTTTAAAGTAATACTATATTGTTTTCCTGATGTAATTGCATCGTCTGCATTTACTGTAAATGGCACAAGTGTAATATCAAATTCACTCCATTTATTTGTTTCATTTGTACCATCATATATATAAATTGTATTTGATATAGGGGTACTATTATAAGGTGCATTAAAATTATTTAAAAAATCATTTACAGTTGGTGTATATTCTTCATTTTTTTTCAAAGAAACATTGTTGCCTAATATATTTACTATTCTACTAAGTATTGGAGTTTGTGTATATTCATCCCATGTAATTGCATAAGGAGTGCCACAAACCCAACTTGTGGATGTTGTTATATTATTTACTGGATAGATAGTTATATCCAATGTTTGTGATGTTTGAAATGTTACTGATTCAAACATAAGGGTATAGATACCATTGTACTCCGTAGTATTCAATGAATCTACTATTCCATTATACTCATACAAAGTACCAGTTTTTGTATAAGTTAATTCTTTTGTATTTATGTACAACTTTATATTTGGGTTATCGGAATTAGTAGTTATGGTACAAGAAATATCGAACAGATCATTATAATTCAATGGAGAGGTACACGTAATAGTACTAAAAACTAAACTTTGTATAATAAAATTAGAGGATACATATTCTTCATTATCCCGTATGATAACAATACAATAATTAGATGTATTGGGAGTGAAAGAAATAGTCGAAATATCTAAATTGGTTGGAGAGGTAGCCGTTTTAGTAATCAAAGCTGTTCCAGTTGGTCCATTTATAGAATATTCATATAAATTTACGGATGTACTTGCAAAATTCCAATTGAATATAATATTATTATTTGTAGTTTTGTTATAAGGACCATTGCTTGTAATATTAATTGTCGGTGATGCAGTGGTTGGTGGTTCAGTTGGTGGCGCAGTGGTTGGTGGTTCAGTTGGTGGCGCAGTGGTTGGTGGTTCAGTGGTTGGTGGCGCAGTGGTTGGTGGTTCAGTGGTTGGTGGTTCAGTGGTTGGTGGTTCAGTAGTTTGTTCAGTTGTCGTTGGTGTTTCAGTGGTTGTTACCATTTTTATACATGTATATTTTTTTTCATTAAAGTATCTCCATTCATGTCATAAAATCCAAATTCTAATTGTTTTGTGGTTGTTTTTACATAAGCTACACCGGTTGAAGGTAACGTGGCAAATCCCGGTCTCACATTTGTATGACTTTGTCTCGATCCACATCCTGATACTAAACAATGAACACCATCTTCTTTATAACAAATATTATGGTCATGACCAGATAAGTACAAATGAACACCATATTTTTTTAAAAGAGGTAATAAATTACTATGAAGTTCATTTGTGTCACCATGTGGACCATTTGAATAAATGGGATAATGACCAAAGACAATTTTCCATTTTGATTTACTAGTCTTTAACACGTGTTCCAACCATTTTAATTGATGTTCCCCGTTTAAATCGTTCAAAAATTCCAACGTAGATACTGGATTATGTCCCATCGCCGTTGTATTCAATACGGATTCCATCGGTGCTAATTCATACGTATCAATGGCAATCAAGTGGACGTCTTCATACGATCGATCATAAAAACGTCTCGGCATAATCCATAAAGAATTCATTTTGGAATAATCTATTTGTGCTTGAATACTTCCTAAATGATCATGATTTCCTAAAATAGCAAAAAATGGTTTGAAAAAATAAGTGGTATAATGTGTTGTCCACATGGCATCAAATGGTGTTTGTACACCATGATCGTAAAAATTATCACCAAGTGATAAGATGGCATCTGGGTTTTTATCATCGACTAATTTTCGAAGTAATTTTTTTAAAAACGTATTTTCTCCCCAATCACCAAAAGAGAGAAAGTACATGAAGGAAGTAAATAAATAAAATTGAAGTTCTTTTTATGAATCTATTTATAAAATGAATACGTATTTGCTTCCCGTTCCGTTTGAAATCGCTGAACTCATCAATAGCTTTGCGTATTATGATTGGAATACATGGATACGTCTCGAAAAAGAACGCCTTTTTATGAAAGATTTAAAATATCGTATGATTCATTGTTACGTTAATCATGAACATAATAATGATCATGATGGTTCTTATTATTATAATGATAATTATGATTATACTGAATTAGTTATATGGTTAGCTGTACCACCGAATGTTGAAACAGAAATGCAATTTCAACCATGTTTTTGTAAAAAATGTGGAAATTATATTTATAAAAACCCTTTTTGTACTTGTTAACACTTTTTCATCTTACGTGACTTGCGACTCTTTGTTCCATCACGCTTTACATATCCGAACTTTCCTTTTTGAGCAAAAAAACCATGTTTCTCAAGCCTTTTTTCCTTTTTTGCAGAAAGATGCTTCTTTCTAGAAACCCATCGTCCACGCTTTGTGTAAGTGAGGTCCTTTTTGGTTAATCCGCCACTTGTTTTGTACGCAGTGCCGTGACCGACTTGTTGACGACTTCCTTCAAGGATAGGGAACGATTTTCCGGAAATGTGATATTTACCATCTTCTGCCTTAAGGATTCGTCGCATACCTTTTCTTTATATTTTTTTTTGTTTTTTTTGTTTTTTTTCTTTTACCCCCCCGATTTATTTCTTCCTCTGTTCTTACTGAAAACCATGCAGGTCCTAATTGTAGTTTCACTAACGCACGTATAAATGGGTTTAATCCACTTGATGGATTAGCTAATTGTGAAAGAAGAGCATTTGAATTTGGTCTAGCCTTTAAATTTTCTAAAAAAACACTTATTTTATCATACGTGGTTTGATCTGCATCGGCTCTTTTCAACATTGCATTCAACACATCTTTTGCTGTTTTAAAGGTTTCATTATAAGTCAATTCCATACTATAAATGAAGATAAAATTCAACTACTTTGGGATGCAACTTGATTTTCTGACTATTAAATCCAGTTAAATAAAGTCCTGATAAATCCACAACACGCGAAAGTGCCACATATGTTTGTCCACATTCAAATACATCATTTCCTAAATCAAGTTCTGCTTCTTGAAGTGTCGCCCCTTGTGCTTTATGAATGGTAATGGCCCATGCATACATCAATGGTACTTGAGAAATGCTAGATGAATCCGATGTCCAACTGTGCGGTTTCATAAGAATGTCTCCTTGATCAAACCGTACAATTGGGTATATATCGAATCCTACCACAACACCTTGACTTCCATTACACAATTCATCCATATTGACGATACACATCACTTTTGTTCCCACTTTTAATTGAATTGTTTCTCCACAAAGCATATTTTTCTTCAATGCATCCGCGTCATAAATATTTGTAGTGTCTACTTTCATTTTGTAAATATGCTCTTCACCCGTAAGACCAGCGTATTCTTTGGCATTGATATCATCAGCCTTTTTACGTGTAGGTACAAGACGTGTACATCCATTTCCCGGTATCATGCGTTCTTTCAACAACGCATGATACGCATCGGATAATTTTCCATTTCGTATTTCTTTCAAAATGGATTGATATGTTTCATTGGGTTGACGAAAGAGACGCGTTAACTGAACTGTATATGGGAACGTCTTTTTCCATTCTTTGTGTTCAAAACAAAATTGTCCGTCAACTGGTGGCAATTGGTAAAAGTCGCCACAAAAGATAAGCTGAATGCCACCAAACGGTTTGGTGGATCGTCGTATTTCTTTGCCAACAAGATTTAACATGTCAAATAATACATCAGACATCATGCTGATTTCATCCACAATTAATACATCAGTTTCTCTCCAACGATTTCGCACAAATTTATTTTGCAAAGCTTTGCTTGGATCACCCAGTCCAATGCCCGCCCAAGAATGAAGCGTTTTGGCATTACAATCTAGAAGTACGGCGGCGCAACCGGTCATGGCACATACTTGAATTTTTTTCTTGCATTCTCTGTAAACGGTACGTATCCATTTTGATTTGCCAGTACCACCTGGTCCAGTTAAAAATACATTTTTACCCTGTTCAAAAAGCTCATAAGCGTATTGTTGTTCATCTGAAAAATCTGAAAACATTTTACAGTTTATTCTATTTGATAATCAATTTTGTTTTTCTCGAATGCTTTCGCTTAGAATGCTTTCGCTTAGAATGCTTACGTTTACCACCACTAGGAACCACTGGAGTAAATGTTGATGTTGAATTATTTACACTTACTTCATGACCTCGAAAATCAAAATAAGCAACGTTACTTCGCTCCCATAATGGTCTATTTGGTTCGTTACTCATTGAAGCTACTCTTTTTATTAACCATGTTGCACCATGTATATGACCATTGTAAGGTGCATCACTACCATTCGCTCTAATAATATAATATCTATTTGGTTCTACATTATTGCCATGTACATCTACTAAAGGCGTTGGGTTCATACTTTATATTTTTTTTATTTTGAGAGGAACTTTTTTATGGTTGAATTCAGCCAATCTTTCTTTGTAATCTCCACTACAAATAGCACTTTTTGGATTATTCTTTAAACACATTCGTACCCTGTGTTCATAATAATATTGATCATAAATATCTTCTTTCATATCAAAATAGTTCTTTTCAATGGCAACCTTTCCTAACAGTATATATACATGTGTTTTTCCAATCGCATAGGGATAATCTACACCACTATTTCCAATCTTGGAATGAAAGGTCTGTATTGTATCTCCATTGACTGGTAAAAAATCATAAATGATATGTCCAATAAAACGATAGCTGGTTTTTAGTTTTAACAATACACTTCCTTTTCCACCAAATACTTTTTCAGGAGTAACTGAAAATAATGATTTGCGAGGTTTTTTTATATTTATCCATTCACCATCTAGATACTCTTCCGTATCCATATTTTTGGAAACGGATACCGTTTTTCCAACTTCTACAAAGAAAGCAGTGGCTCCATTATCAATCGTTTTATAGGTTCGATTCTTTCTGGACATATTTTAACTAAAGAAAGTATGGATGCTGAAGAAGTCATAATTAATTTAAAGCTTTTGTCTCAAGTAGAAAAAGGTCAAAAACTTATCACGAGAGATGCTTATCTAAACATTGAAGGACCATATCTTTTTGTTCCAGAATTTGTACGACGATGGAGACGTCAAGATAGTCGTCATGAAACTGTAAAATGTATCAATCGTATTATCAATGATGCCATTGTCTTATTAAAAAAAGATCCATTGATGAAAACATACATACGTCAAGCAAAACCAGGTATCATGAATTTAAAAGAAACGTATTCGATGTGTCACCAAACCTGTGCTCGTTTAGATATGATTTTAGATAAAGTGAAAGTATACGATTCTATTGAGGTCTCTGACCCTGAAGATAAGGAGGTAATATAGGAATATACACAGTTGGTGCCGGCGCAAACATCACAGTATCTAATGAAGTGAAAGATGCGGTAGGTGTAGACACAGGATACACATAATTGTTACTTCCAATACCAAATAAATTGGTTTCCAAGTCAATTGCATTCGAAGAAAGACGATTAGAAGGAACATATTGCATATTGACACCACAAGGAAAAGCTGGTGCAGTAAATTTATTTTCTATGTGTAAAGTAGATTGTTTGTCTAGTTCATTGCGTTGAATACAAAAATTAGAATACATTTGTTTATTACGTGTCCCTGCCATAACTATACAAAAGAATATAAAAATAAATATTCCAACATACTATGGAAGATATTCGAGATGAAGATAGAGGAAAAGAAACCATGGTGTTTGAAATTACTTCCATTTCCTTAAATGCGGTCCTACAATTTTGTGTAGGAAATCTATATGAACACAAAGGAAAAGATCGATACAATGTTTACCTCGTTAAAAATGGTAAAGTGCATGGTTGTGTTGGCCACTATGATGTAGAACAGGGAGAAGTTACTACAGATGCAGGTGGAAAAGATTTTGATGTAAAGAAATATGAAGAACCGGTTTGGTTGATTGAAGCATCCTCTTCTTTGTTGACTCGTGAAGTAACCAAAGAGAAAGACAAACCAGAGAAAGATAAAGCAGAAAAAGAGAAGCCAGAAAAAGCGAAACCAGCACCAACCCTTTTCCGTGTCGTTATTACCTCCGTTGATGGTGATTGTTTTTATGATTCGGTAGTTCGATCTGAAAAAGATGCTGGATATAATGAAGATGCAATTATAGAATTCAAGGAAAAGCTTGGTGTCTTTATGACCAAAGGTGAAAATAAAATAAATTTGATTCAAAAATACAAGGCGATTGTAGACGTAAAGGGTACCAAAGGAAAAACACAAACATTAATTGAAGATGCTTATTATCGTAAGTATTGTGAAATGCGTAATTCAGGTATACCTGATGCGGATATTTTGGTACAAATGAGAAAAGATCTTGATGCACCTGGTGCAGATCCAAATCTTGCCAAAAATGTTAATCCAGAAGATTTTGAATTATTAAAAAATGACGATGAATCTCCTAACAAACCAGCCTATACCCAAGACATTTCTGATTTATCGGATGAATATATTCGCGACTTTTTTGGAAATGACAAAACGTTGGAAGGTGATGATATTATTGATACATTTTTAGAAAAATTTATGAAAAAGACTACATGGGCCGATGCGTTTATCATTTCCCAAACAGCTCTTTTTATGAATGTGATTTTCTTATTGTTGGTTGAAAAAGGAAAAAGAGTAGAAGACTATACAGTCTTCAATATGCAAGCTCAGTTAGAACATCCTATTGATAGAGATACACAATTTATCATTGCAGATTATCAACCTCAACGACATTTCAAGCTCATTGCACAACGCGAACCTTTTATTGGAAGATTTACAATCGATACTCTCCCTCAAGTAATTAAAGACAAATTTCCTTTGTTTAAATCTAGAGCAGAATCATTACCACCTGCTACAGGAGATGAGGAAGCACCGACCTATGAACCGGTTGCAGTGGATGTGCCCAAGGTAGCTAAAGACGTTCCTGAAGATCAAGCACCTGACGCACCTGATGCACCTGATGCACCTGAAGTCGATCAAGCACCTGTAAAAACTGGAAAATACACTGCAGAATCGTTGAAAGGAAAGGGAATAAAGGAGTTAGAAGATATTTTGAAAAATGAATTTCCTGATGTTCCCCGATCTAGAGTAAAAAAAGACGGAAAACAAGCTCTTATTGATTGTATCTTGAATCCAGAAGATGAAAAGTGTAAAAAGGCAAGTAAAAGTAAAAAGCCTGGTGGCGGAAAATTTACTCGTCGTAAGTAAGACAATTACGACAAGCTGGTCTGTACTTATCATCGGGTGCATATTGTTCTTCGTTAGCAGAGATACGTTTACTAAACGGTGCTTTGTTCCCACAAAGACACCGTGCATATAATTTTGTGTAGGAATCTGCAATGGGAATCAAGGAAAGTATATCACCAAATGTTTTTTGTTGAAAATCACCATCTAAACCATATACATATACTTGTTTCTTTTGTCGAAGTGCTTCTTTGACAAAAGGAATTAAATCAGGAAAGAATTGTGCTTCATTAATCGAAATAATGTCTGCCGTAGACGTGTCAATAGTTGTCAATGTTTTTGTTTTAATACAATGTACCATTTCTCCATCATGAGAATAAAGGATAGAAATGGAATAAGTAGTTGCATTGGTTGTATCATAATCTAGAATCATATGGACACCTTCTACGTTGTTTTTAATCAACGCGGTTGTTTTTCCCGAGAACATACATCCAACAGTAAGAGACAACATTTTTTATGCATAAATGTGAATGAGTTTCAATTTTTAGCAGAACCTACGGTTCCGCACCTCCCTTATTTTTGTATTCCTATTTCTTGTATTCCTTTTATTCTTATTTCTTGTATCCCTTTATTCCTATTTCTTGTATCCCTTTATTCCTATTTCTTGTATCCCTTTATTCCTATTTCTTGTATTCCTTTTATTCTTATTTCTTGTATCCCTTTATTCCTATTTCTTGTATCCCTTTATTCCTATTTCTTGTATCCCTTTATTCCTATTTCTTGTATCTCTTATTTTAAGGGAGGTGCGGAACCGTAGGTTCTGCTTACATTCCAAATTGAGAAAAATCATTTAATACGGGTACAGGTAAAAATTCAGAATTGGTGCTAGAATAGTTAGGTACTTTTTTGCAATCAAAAGAAGGTTCAGGACATCGTCCACAAGGGGGGCATGGTTGAGGTTCAGGACAAGAAGGGACTGTTTTTGTAGGACCAGAAAGGAAAACGGTAGATGTATTGTAAGCAGAAATGTCTGAATTATTTTGAACAGGAAGTAATGAATCAGAAGGATAAGGGGCACAATTACTGCCAGATGAATTTTTTACAGTAACATTATCAGGACAGCAACCATAGGTCGATGTCGAGCAAGACATTGGTGCAGGTGCAGGAGAAGGTGCAGGAGAAGGTGCAGGAGAAGGTGAAGGACCAGGTGAAGGACAATTGCTTCCATTTGCGTTTCTGTAGGTTACATTATCAGGACAACACCCGTATTGTGTTCCCGCACATCCACCAATAGGATTACAATTACTACCATCCATATTTTTTGCAGTTACATTATCGGGACAACATCCGTATTGTGTTGCTGAACAACCACCTATTTTAATACTCGAATCTACGCCTACAATTTGATTTCCGTTTGGTCCTTTTGCATAAAACCCATTTGGACCAGAATAAAATTTTACTTTATCTCCGTTAAATGCAGTATGAGTATCATCTTTTACAGCTGAAAAACTAGGTCCAGTAATGACTGTACCTTTATCTGTTGTCATTTTTTGAATATCTTTTATGTACAATGGTTCAGATTCATAGTTAGACATTTTGCGTCGTTTCATTGAAGTCCCCGTCGGTCCTGTTGGTCCGGTTGGTCCCATTAAACCATCCATGCCAGAAGGTCCAGGAAGACCTATGCCAGTTGGTCCAGTAGGACCCGGAGGTCCTGTAATACCCGGAGGTCCTGTAATACCCGGAGGTCCTGTAAGACCCGCAGGTCCTGTAAGACCCGCAGGTCCAGTAAGACCAGCAGGACCAGTAACGCCAGCAGGTCCGGTAGCACCTGTTGCACCAGTGGGTCCAGTCGCGCCAGCAGGTCCAGAAATCATTGGAATAAATGTTTGTGTTTGATCACTTGTTAAAAATCGAAATTGTTCTAATATATTATTTGACGAGTCCATTAAAATCATAGTGCATCCTACAATTCTATCTTGACAACAATCTGCCCTATTATTAAAGAGTACTTTACTTAAACTATATTCTTGACCTAAATCAACCATCCAAAATTCATTAGGGGTAGGTGTACCACTATGATACATGGTATTACTTTTACCATCTACTGCTCTACTAGGTGGATAATCACCCCATACAGTATTTGCGGTAGTAGTTTTATTTAAAGCAACATTGTTGCCTTGCATATCATAAGCCATCAATTGTCTTATTTGAATATAGTCAGGTGGTTGCCTAGTAGAATTAATTATTTTAATAAATCTTACACCAGGCGTTGTAAATCCTTCAAAAGCACCTTCAAAAACACCTAAACTTGCTTTTACATCATAATAATAATCTGCTGGCGTTTTATATTTAGGTAATTTTTCATTCATATACAAAATAGGAACTTCACTTTTTTTAAAACTAAAAAATAAAAGAACAAGTAAAAGGATTGACCATATAATAATCCACATACCTTTAGATTATAAAATATTAAAATTGATCGGACTTACATAAAAAATAAAAATGCGTCTTCTAGTCTTTGATACAGAAACAACCAATAAACCGCCAGCCATTAAATTATTGCCTGAAACAGTTGAACATTGGCCTTATATTGTTCAATGGAGTTTTGTACTATTTGATACCGATACATACAAATATAGTGAATATGATTACGTTATTCAATGTAATGTACCGATTGAAAATGATCACATTCATGGAATTACTACTTCTATGAATAAACAACTTGGATTTTCCTTTTCTTTTATCTTTCCCATTTTTGAAGAATGTATGAAACAAGCAGATTTAATAATTGGACATAATATTGATTTTGATCTCAATATGATAAAAGCCGAATGTTTTCGTCATGGTATTACATTTACATGTATAAAACCAACGTACTGCACCATGAAGACAACTACCAGGATATGTGCATTACCCAAAATGAAATGGCCTACTCTAAAAGAACTTCATTTTCATTTATTTCAAGAAACGCCTACCAATCTTCACAATTCTATGATTGATGTATGGGCTTGTTTACGGTGTTACTTGAAAATTATGAATCAAACCGATTTATTGGAAGATTTAAAAAAATTAAAAATAGTTCTGAAGTGTATATGATCTTTATTTTACTCACATTATTAGTACTGGATAGTATTTATTTAACTTTTCATTTTACTTTTTTTCAAACCGTATTTAAGAAAATACAACATACACCTTTACAATTTCGTATTCTTCCAGCAATGTTTGTTTACGCCTGTCTTACTTTATTAGTTTATAAACTTGTGCAATATAAAGTATCTGATTTAGATACATTTTTAATTGGTCTATGTGTGTATGGCATATATGAAGGTACAAATTATGCAACATTACAATCATGGCCACTTTATATGTTTGTAGTAGATACTTTATGGGGAGGCATCCTTCTTTATTTAACAATACGGTTCAATAGACTTTTTAAAAATTATATTCGTTAATACAATGTAGTTCCATTGATAGGTGGAAACAAAGCTCGTCCGTTTTCAGGTGTGGTCCATTTTTTATTATTGGTAACTTGGGCATAAGATGCCATGGGTGTTCGATATTCATACTTTACTAAATCACCATAATTCAAGTCTTGGGCTTTTATCATCGGTTTCAAAGGAAGGTCTAATAACACTTCTGGTTTTTCTATTTCTTTAGACACTTGAAAAGGTTCATTTACTTTTTTTCCTATAGCGGTAATAAAAAACAACAGTGTTATCAATAAAGCTCCCATGTACAGTTTCATGGTATAAAGGTTAGAATAAAATTGATTAAAAAGAAATTAACCTATAGATATAACATGGAACCATTGACACAATATAGTCAATCGAAAGATACTGCCGTAGATACCTATGAATTAGAGGCACGATTTGGTCATCAATTAAATAAATTAGATTATAATCATGTGATTCAATGGCTACTTTTATCTGGATTTGTTCTTGAAGATCCTGCTGGTAAAGATATCTTGCGTATTGGATACAAGAAAACCACGGAAACGGTCCGTATTGAAATCAATGGCATTAAACCAATTCAACGATACTGTAAAACACAACAATTAGTGAACCCCATTTTTGGTAAAAAGAAACAAGTCTCACGTCATGAAATCGCCAATTGGTGGACTACCGTTGCCCTAAGCATAGAATCTACCATGACCGAAGAAGAACAAAAGATTGCAACCATGAAGCCGTCTTCGTTTCGTTTTATGAATCGCGTACGTTTAACGTCTAAAGATCATGCTTTTTATTACGATTGTAGTATTGTACGAACAAGCGATTCACTTGACACTTTGTTTACGAAAGATCCTTCTTATGAAGTAGAAGCAGAGTTTGTAGACAAAAAAAATCTGCCAGGACAATTAGAAAAAGCCATTACCTTTGCTTTACGTGGTCTTCAAGAATCCTATTATCCCATTTCCTTGAAAGAAATGAATGAAGTCAAAACAGAGTATAAGAAACAGATTTCCACGGGTTTATTTATTGGTCCCAATTTAGTTACCCTTCAAGAAGACAATTTACATGGACCCATGAACATTTTTAATAAACATGCAGTAACCGATAAAGCTGATGGAGAACGTAAACTTCTCTTTGTATGTAAAGATAAGATTTATTATTTGGTGGGTAGTTCATTACAAGTCCAATGGACAGGTAGTGGAGTAGAAGGGTACAATGGAACACTGTTAGATGGTGAACACGTCATTCATTCACGAGATAAAGAACGCATCAATGCTTACTTTGCTTTTGATATTTATTTTCATAAATTAAAAGCACTGAAAGACGTAAGAGCAGAACCCTTTTTGGTAACGGAAGATGTAGACAATCGATACAGCCGGTTGCAAGATGCAATTGATAAATTGAATGCAAAACGTACACCTACATTTGTCCTAGATCTTAAAAAATTTATGGTATGTTCCTATGCCACTTGTAAACAGCTTTTGGAAAAATCAAAACGACCTACTCAAGAAGATGGATTTCCTTATCATATTGATGGTCTTATATTTACTCCAATGAATTATGGTGTCGGTATGACGGATACGGACAAAACGGTAAAAGATAAACAAATTACGTGGGATCTCAATTATAAATGGAAACCAGCAGAAGAAAATACCATTGATTTTCTTATTCAGTTTGAAGATAAAGATCACGTTCACGTAGATCCTGCAAATCCTTATACGTACAAAATTGTACAACTCTTTGTTCAATTTGGACCATTTGATATTGATGCTAACCCACAACAAAGTATCTTTCAAGGTTATGAAACGGATCCCCCTAGGGATTCCAAACATGTATTGTTCAAACCTACAGAACCGTTGAATGAAATTGGTGGTCCCATTGACGAAAATTCACACCTTGCGTACGTTCCTTCTATGGATGGTGTCATTTATTCGGAACTTCGTGAAGTACTGGAACCCAACATGATTGTAGAATGTCGATATGAGAAAACAAAAGACGGCGGTAAATGGATACCCATGCGTGTTCGATGGGACAAAATGAAAAATAGAAACCCCAACGCGTTTCGAACGGCTGCAAGCAATTGGTACACCATTCATCGTCCGATTACGGAACTTATGTTGACTACACCTTATCAAAGTGAACAATATTATGAAGAAAATAGAGAGGAAAGTGCACTTCGTAAATTTCACAATTTTGTAAAAACACAATTATTAACCATCATTAAACCAAAAGAAATTGTCTTGGATTTTGCAGTTGGACGTGGTGGAGATTTATTCAAATGGAACAAAGCATCTTTTGTCCTTGGTATTGATATTGATGAAAACAATATTGTGAATAAAAAATGGGGTGCTTGCAAAAGGTATTTGGAAGCATGGAAAAACGAACGTCAGCTATATAAAACAAGAGCACTCTTTGTACAAGGAAATAGTACGTTACGTGTGAAAACGGGCGATGCCATGCGTGGGTTGAAGGAAAAAGCCGTAGTTCGCTCGGTGTTTGGTGTAGATCCGAAACGGCAATTGGCCAAAGGTGTAGACGTACATTATGGAAAGGGTGTAAAAGGTTTTCATGTAACATCAATACAATTTGCAGTTCATTACATGTTTGGAAATAAACGTGATTTATCTCATTTCTTACAAAATGTAGCAGAATGCACTGCCATGCATGGTTATTTTGTGGGAACGTGTTACGATGGAATGTCAGTCTTCTCGAAACTTAAGGAAAAAAGTGAAGGAGAAATGTATGTGATTCCTGATATTTGTACGATTCGTAAAAAATACAATCATATGGACATGCAAGATTCCTGTTTGGGCTTCAAAATTGGAGTAAAACAAAAGAGTATTGGAACAGAACATGATGAGTTTTTGGTTTTCTTTCCTTATTTTGTGCGTTTGATGGAAGAATATGGTTTTGAAGAAGTGGAAGTGAAACCATTTGAAAGGTGGTATGATGATTGGGGAAAGAAAATGACACCAGGTGAACAAGAATTGTCGTTTTTAAATCGTAGTTTTATCTTTCAAAAGAAAAAGGAAGTCTTTTTAGCAACTAAAGAATATTATATTGCGATTTAAACGGGTAACTCCCATTCAATCGTATTGTTTTCTCTTGCTTCTAACAATAGAAAACAACACAATGCAATCAATGTAGGTATCATGAATGATAGATTTGTATAAATGGAAATCATAGTAATGATCAAAGAACAACTTCCTATTTTGAACGTAATCAAATGAATTTTCCATAGTGTGGAACATTTATAC